CCACCAGTAGTTTCGTTGTTGTAATGCACCACCGCCAAAACAAACCCTTCTTCGGCAAAGGAAGCATCTATGTTTACATGAGGAAGCTCTGCTAACGTTAATGGTAAAGAAGTCTGTTGGGTAACTATTGGAGTTCCGAAAATGTCTTCAACACGATAAATATACAGTCCGGTAGTAATCCACCCATTAACGGCCCCTACTCCATCGATATATTTGGGACTATAAGCATCTACTACAAAGTTCGTAGTAACAGTGTTTCCAGTTCCGGCATCGACCGTCCAACCCTCTAACCCCAAATCAACGGCATCCCATGTAGGTCCACCTAGCGACGATGGATTGTTAAAATTATTAGTACGGTATACGTACCCATCACCACTAAATACTGCCAATACTTCTTGGTCAGATTTCAAGTCCCACCCTGGCACTTCATAGGGCGGCGGCGGCCCGTAAGGATCGGGATCATAATACTCTCCGGTATAAGTAGCAAGGTAGTTTTTAATGCTGCCTGTCAAGTCTTCCATCTCTGCTTCAACAAGCTCTACTTGTTGGGCTGCACTCCCCCCGGTTACGGTAACTGTAACCTCTCTAATCTCCCGCTCTACCAAATAATCCCTATACTTAGCAGTAATGATGTCTCCCAAACCCCAATTATTAGGCCACAAACTGCCGGGAACTTGTCTCACATTGAAGGTCAGAGTTTGCTTAGCCGTATTTTTAGAGAGATACGCCAGCCCCTCAGTCAAAAGTTTCTGATCGTTATCTCCACCACGCGCATCAGTAAACGCTTCTTTTCGTGCCCACCTATGTCGGGCAGTAGCGTCTGTATCTTCTAACTCAAGCATACGGCGATTTGCCCCTATGCCCTGCCCCCCTACATAAGCAACATTCTTCTCTTCGCTATAATTAAGAGACAGAATGGGGATTTCCATATTACCCGATTCGTAATGGAAGAACATACGATCTGTAGTCAGTGAGGAGTTAATTCGGCGGTCTGTTCCCCAAACCCTAACAGCCCTCAAAAATAAAGCGGTTGGATCGTGGTATTCTGGTGGGCAGTAAACACCAAAACGCATCCCACCCGATTCAGCTATCGTTTCACAGGCGGTTAGTAGATTAGTGTATCTGGCACTATATTCAATTATATCCCCAGGATCGCCGTCTCCTATTGCTCCTAATTGGAAGGTGGGCATAACACGGTCTGGATCGTCAACACCATTAATACAACGACTTTGTAAAATTGTCATCGCAGTTCTTACATCTGTCTTTACATCCAAAGACTCCAATCCAGCGGGCGGGATTATAATCCGCCGATTGAGAAGCGCGGTGAATCCTTGGCTATAAAGGTTGATAATAATCTGCCCTCGTTTGCTGGACTGAAGCGTTGTGGTGGAGTGGATTCCTTCATACACCCGCTGCTTATACTTGGTTATTGGATCGATCCTGTAGATGAACATAATATGGTCATCTTTGATAGCCATCAACTCATCTATATAAGGATCATTCCACCCCAAACGAAAAGTAATAATACTGTTCCAAGGGGCATTTAGTCTTTGATGAAATTCTAGTCGATCCCAACGCTGCAAATACATGTAGGGCACAGCATTATAATCAAACATAACTATTTCATAAGAGTCTCTAGGAATAAGCCGCATCACTAAATTCCTTGATACCGATCATGCCACGTAAAAGAATAGGTAGGGGAACCAGAGGTAAAACCAAAGACAAATCGGTTTCGCCCATTATTAGCTTGTGGGGCAGGTCGGAAATTAACATTCATCAAACTAGAACTGGGTGTAATATAGCTGATTAATGAAATATTTGATTCTTTTAAATAGATTTCTTTCTCTGCACCGCTGAGAGACACAACCAGCGTTTCATAGCTGGGGACGGTATAAACAACATAAACAAAGTAACCAGTATCTACATTGTAGATACTCACGTCAGTAAAGGGACCAAGTATTTCTATGTCTGGTCCAGTGTCCCACGTTCCTACATAATTAATATCAAAGACGTTACTAGGAGAACTGTCAGAGTTGGTAAGGACATGTTTATTAGGATCGAAAATGATAGGATCGTAAGCAGTAAATTCCATGTCTTCCTGAATGGAAAATTCATCCCACGCATTGGGGTTGTCATAAACCATTCCGCGAGTAAAAAACCCTTTGACAGATCGATATTTTCTTTCTCCGTCTTCCAAATAGATCAGTCGTAGCTCTCCCGGCTCTGGATAGTCATAATCGGTTCTGCTAACACGCGCAGCATCAATCAAATTGCGACGAATTGCCCAATACATATCACGACACCCACCGTTGGTTCGTAGCGTGAATCGTATCTTACGTTCCTGCATACGGACATTCGTCACCGTGTTGCCGTGTTGGAAGGGGGAGTGGGTAGTCATAAACTCCTGCTTTCCGGCTCCCCAACCCGTCATATCAAACACCATTGACCGACGCCCATTAACTAAATTAAGCGTTTCCCCGTCTGGTGTAATATATTGTAGCTTGAATGGAATGTTTAGTCCCATGTCACTAACCTACCCTTAATTGACCGCAAGGTTCTGTCAATAACATACGCTGCCTCGTCTTCTGTAGACATAGTGACACCCGAAACCGTAGTGTTGAGGTTGGTAGTTGTCGTTGAAGTTGTCTGTGGTTGGGTATTAACTATTATCTGGTTCACTGGTGGAATAAGCGGCGAGCCAGTAAATGCACTTCCTATAGTTGAAGCCGCACTAGCAGTCCGTTGTGCTGCTGAAATCATAGCTGCCTGTTGTGCCTGTTGGTACGCTAGTTGTGCCTGCATTTGTGAGTTTTGAACCGTCTGCATGTAACCTTGAATTTGGAAAACCTGCATCCTAATCATATTCATTACGGAAGTAATTTGGCTAGCAGCATTTATAAATATATTAACCATAGCAGAAACTACACTGTTTAGATTAGGTAAGAAGGTACTGATACCCTGAGCCAAGCCTGCAATTACATCGGCACCTATGTCTCTATACACCAAAGAAGGAGAGCCAATACGAAGAGCATTTTTTGTGCCCGTAGTCAGATCATTACCTATTAATATGCCGTTTAGTTCTGCTATTTGTCTGGTTACTAATATGCCAGTTTCCAGGCCCATAGCAAGCCCCTCAGAAATCTGGATACCATGATCTCTAAACTTCTGTAGAAGTGCCTTTCCTTGTGCGCGAGTAGGGGCAAGTCCCGCCATAAGAGCCTCTACTGCCTGTTCCCACTCGGCTAGATCACCCATCCCCCCGCTAGAGGTTATGGGGGGTAGGACAGTTTTACCAGAAAGAAGTTTATCTAGTTCTCCAACAGCCCGTTCCCAATCTCCCTCTTTAATAGCTTTAACAAAGGCAGGAGTTAAAGCATCCTGAATACCGTCTACTATAGCGGCAGCTATTTCTGAACCAATACGCCTAAACGTTGGTGCATTTTCAGTAATCCACCCCTCTAAGGAACGAAGCATCCCATCAAAATGAAACTTTAGCCCCTGCCAATCCCCGCTGCCTTCCCACAAATAAGAAAGTAGTTCCCCTATCTTAGAAAGTGCATCATTAAAGGCGTTTTTAATGGTGTTTTTAGTTTCCTCAGAAGATAGATAGGTGGATATATTTTCTATAAGCGACTTTATAGCCCCCAAAATGCCTGGGAACTGTAGTGTTTCAGGCTCTACAGTAGAAATGGTTTCTTCTATAGGGATCATTATTGATTCCCCAGGCCAAACATAATACCCCTCAAACAACTTGTTGTTTGCTGCTATAATTTTGTTTACACTTGTGTTATGCTTACGAGCAATATCAAGAAGGTTATCGCCTTCTTTAGCGGTGTAAGATAGCATAGAGGTAACAGTTTTTTCTACTGGTCGCTGTATGGTTACTGCTTTTCCAAACAAAATAGAATCAACTACAGAGGCAAAAGCGCCCCACAAAACTGTGGCAGCATCTATCAGTAAATCTTTACCAGTAGTTTTGAGCCAGCTACTTGTTTTTTCTATGGCAGTAGATAGTGCGGGTTTTATTTTATCTTCCCACAGTAAAGTAGCTCCCGCCAGTAAGAAATCCCATACACCAGACAGTTTATTACCAAGCTCTGTTAGCAGACCCTCAATACCGCCCTCGTTATAAGCCTTTACTAAATCAGCAATAGCGCCAGTAATACGGCCTACCACATCCGCCACTAGAGTAAATCCACGAATAGCGTATTCTAGTAGTGTGGCTACTATCTCCCCTAACTTCTCTCCGGCGCGTGAAATACCGCTGTCTGTTCCAGGTTCAAGAGTCTTGTAGAAATCATTAACATCCTCTTTTCCCTTACCAAAAACATTATCAAATAGCCTGCCTATCTCTGATAGTGTTTTTGAGATCGTAGGCACGAGGCTTTTCACAGCAGAAATAATACCGTCAAACCCACTGGTCCACCCCTCAAAAAACCCCTCTAAGAACTCGGAGATTACGGTGACAAGAGATATAATCCGCTCTGATGTACTTCCAAAGGCGTTGTTAATTGATTCTCCACCAGAAACAACCTCTACTATTCGCCTTACTAGCGTCCCTACGGACTTAGCAATTTGAATAACCCAAAAGGTAGCAGTACCTAGTGCATAAGAGAATTTTCTTGCGTGTTCTTCACTTGCGCCTAACGCCTTAGCAATGCCCAAGATACCCGATTCCCTACCACTTCCAAGACTCCCACCAGAAGTTAAAAGGAGCAGGGCACGTTCTAATCCCTCGTTTCTAAGATCATCAACGAAAGTAGAGAAAGCAGTTTTCATGGAAGACAAAACGCCTTCCCAATTTTTAATGGCTTGCGAGATTACTTTAGGAGCAAAGAGAAGGGTAAAGGCAACACCTATCCCCGCTAAAATAAGCGGTATTCTAGAAACTATACCTAACAAACCGCTAAACAAGCCCTTTGCTAGTCCCGGCAGAAAAGATAGTATGATTTTAGGTAAACGAATTACTTCTTTAGCTACACCACCAAATACAGAAAATGCCGTTTGTCCTAAAACTTTAAAGAGTCCAGTAATAAAAGATACAGCAGGACCTAGTACAGTTTTTAATAGTGCAGAAATTAATCGTATTGGGGCAGGAAGGAAGTTGAATAGGAATTTTGCAGTATTTAATAACCCACCAAACGCCTTTCCTATTAAATTAGGTATAAACAACAAGCCTGCCTTGACAACTCTGGAAACTGTTGAAATTCCTTTCTGAATGGGGCCTAAAATCGTAGTCTCAAACAACAACTTAACTGTAGTAAAAGCGTCTTTTAAAGGATTAACAACCGCCCCGACGAGTCCACCAAACAGATTTTTAAACACACCGGAAATTCTTCCAAAAACGGAAGTTGTGCCCACGCTAAGTTTCTTAAGTTGCGGTGTTAATGAGGGAAGGGTAAGTGCCGTAGACATAACAGTACCCAAGATGCGGAACCCCCCCACAGAGTTTGCAACTAGCTGAATAAGAGAACCAAATACAATAAGTAACGGACCTATTGCAGCCACAGCTAAACTAATTCTGACAATCCAACGCTTTGTCGTTTCGTCTAGTGTATTGAAACTGGAAACTGCTCCATTAATAACTTTGATTACCTTCTGAATGTCTGGTGCTACTGCATCAAAAATAGAAATACCAAGATCAATGAAAGCGTTTTTCAGAAGAATAAGTTGGGATTTGACAGTAGCAAAACGTTTTGCAGCCTCTTCCTCTAGAGCAATTTGTTCTACCCATTGTTCATTAGCCAAAGCTATGTTGTCTGTAAGAAGCGCCATGTTAGGGCCGAGAAGGTTGACAACTTCTCGCACCCGCACGCCAGACAGCCCAAGCGCAGTTAATACATCACCGCTGATCTTACCTTGATCCTGTAGATCAACCAGGACACTCAGGAAGTCTTTGATGGTTCCAATCGCATCTGCCCTAAACCGACTCTTAAAGGTGCTAATGTCAACATTAAGAATGTTGGCAAACATCTCAGCAGTTTCTTCGTTTGCACCAGAAGCCGCTTCAAGCATTTCATAGATGACACGCGAGACAGCCGTACCACCACGTTCCGCCCGAACACCCAACTCAGCAAGAGTCGCACTTAGTCCTAGAATTTCTGGTGTGGTCAGTCCTACCAACCGTCCCGCTGCTGCCATACGCATAGCTAAATTTACGATTTCTGGTTCGGTAGCTGCTGCGTTGTTACCTAGCGCAACAATTGCCGCGCCTGCCTGTCTTGCAAACGTATCGAGGTCCTGAGTAGCAACGCCCATAATATTACCAATACGGGCTAGAGCAAATGCAGCTTCCTCAGCAGCGAGATCAGTAGAAACAGTCAATAAAGCTACTGTGCGAGTAAAATCTTTTAGCTCTTCTGCTCCAACTCCCAACTGCCCCGCTACCTGACCAATACGAGAAAGTTCATTAACTGAAATAGGAATCTCTAAGGATAATTGGCGAAACCCGTTTCTTAGTTCTTCACCTATGTCAGTAAGCTTGCCTAGCTGTCCACTGGTAAAGACTGCATCCTTCTGTATCTGACTAAGCCCTTTAGAAGTGCCATACATTTCTTCAGCAACTTCTTTAAAGCCCGTAGTGACACCCTCTACCGTCTTACCTACGCCAGCAAAGGCATCCTCAAAGGAAATGCCCGCCCCTATTAGCGCAGTATTAAGGACTGTCAGGGGGATGGTAAGGGAGAAAGACAAATTACGTCCAAGCGTAGAAACACTGGCGCCAAGACGTGCCAGCTTACGATCAAAGGCTTCCGCCGCAATTGCTGAAGCGCCAAGCGACTTGTTAACCTGATCAAAAGCATGTTGAGCATCATACGCAGCTTTTCGGGCGGCATTAACCCCCAAAACAACTACGCGAATACCAATTTGTCCTTCTCCGCCACCCTGCATCGTTATCTCTTCTTTTTCATTGCTCTATTTTGATAAGTAATTTCTTCATCCTTTTGGATGTTTTCTTTCATTATACTACTTAAGTAATGCCCAATTAAAAAGGCTTGTTGCTCCGGCGTTAATTCTTGCCAGTCATGGAAGTACCTGTAGTTTGCTGCATGACAAGCATCTACTTCTGTTATGAGAGGAATTAGGCCGGGGAGACTGTTTATGGAGATAGTAGAACGAATTGCGTTTTTAATTCGGGCTTTGTATAATGGCTGATCATTAACTCTTATTTGGAAAGTTTTCTATGGCCTGAGCCACCAACTCCTCTGAAGAACCCATAGTTGAACTACTAATTTTCTGAGTAACTAGGCTTACATCTTCTTCCGTAACCATAGCTACGTAACGCACCCACGCCAGATACCGCGCAAGTTTGCTCTCTCGATTAACTTCAATCCCTACAAAATCCAGTTCTTCAAGCCAAGCATCGCTCTCAAGCGGATGAACTGTATCAGGAACCTCTACGGGTTCCGTACCAAACACAATAAGCGCGTCCAAAACTGCCATGCCAACCTCGGTATTATGGCGTTCAACTGCCGCCAAATACTCAGGGTGGTTGGGATTCAAAATTGTCTCTTCCCTGTCAGGATCATAAAAAGCATAATCCTCAAGTTTGGGCGGTTTAATTTTGTTGGCTACTGCTTGGATACGGAGAACAGAGACTTTCTTTGTTCGAAGAACTACTCCACTAGACAGCCGAATGTGGTTGTCGGGAAGCCGATGTACAGCTTCCCGTTCCACTTCTGCGACTGCCTCTTGGATCGTTGGACTAGCAAACGAAGGTTGACCAAGATTGTCGCTCATTACTTTTCCTTTAACTATTGACCTTTGATAATAATCCCGTCCGACGCATCGTCGGCAAGACCGCCCGCGTAAATCTTATTCGGATCATTAGGACAGAACGTAAAGTCGTTGATACGATCCGCCGCAGGCAGAATACCAACTGTAGCGCGAGGATCAAGAGTCCAGCTATACCCACCATTAATCGTGCGGTAAAGACGCGCAGCAGGCGCAGCCGTAGCAGCAGCGATAAACCCAACAGTCTCATTCGACCACCCGATCTTCTGGATCGACGCCGGGGAACCTTTTAGACCCTTTTCAGTCCAGTGTTCGCCGCGATCTGTCGTCACATACACTTTGCCGTTAGCCGTACCAACCCACCACTCCTTCTCACCGCGCATCGCCACGGCGGTTAGATTAACACCGGGTGCCGGACCAGTCACCGCTGAAAAGGTACTACCATCGATGGTATACACTACAGCATTATTGTCGCCAACAGCGACAATATTATCTGTATCATACGCATCAACATCATGCAAATCTTCAGCCGTTGCGCTACCGGCGTCCATAACTTCTACGCCATCAGCCGGGGAAGCAGAGAAATACACATACCCACCATCCCCAACAATCCACGTATCAAGCGGCGAAACGCTGACAATCGCGTTTGGCTCTCCACCAATCACAAACCCCGCAGTGACTTCTGTCCAGGGATCAATTTCCCCATCCAAGATGTCATCCAACGTAGCATAGTGCAGAGAGTTTGTTTCGTTACTGATTACAACATAACTATCCGACACAACCGCGCCATCAGACACATTATCAGCCAACGTCAACGTGTTAATAGGTGACTCAACGACTGTAGAAAACCCATCATTGGTAGCAATTACTTCAGCCAAAACACCGGGGCTAGAACCAGGAGCATTAGCAAGCGCGAAAATTTTGCTACATCCATCGCTAGGATCAGCACAATCACCACAACCTGCCTCGTCACCATTACTAATAGCCACGATCTCTTGACCGACAAATCCCGCCGCAACTTCTGAATACCGCATTGGGATGATTTCGTACATAGTACGGGCGCTGATTTCTACTTCTTCATCAATGCCCGCCTGATCGTCGCCCGACATTGCTCCAATGTCAGTTGTACCATAGGAGCTAATCAGAGCATTTTCAAAAACCTGAACCTTTTCGTACCCCAAGTCAAAGTCGCGCGGATCAGTACACGCGCCAAGATGGATTTGAACATCAAAGGCGCAACGTAGCTTCGCCAGCTTAAGAACTTCCGAAAGATCATAAGTCAACCGGAAGGTAAGCGGCAAAGTCACACGATCCGCCGCCCCCTGAAATTCGGAAGCGGTAAGCCACGAATTATATCTGGTAGGATCAGGAACCTCGATACTAGTCACATCTCCCTGACCATAATCAAGAGAGCCAGCAACCGCAAACCCATGAAACATAGGCGCGTGATCGTGTCTGGCTCGAAATTGGATCGTGAAGATACGACTACTACCAGACTTTACAATTGTATCAGCCATTACCTATCTCCGTAGTAAGCCTGTTGGAACACACCAATAATTTGAAATATAGAAAGCTTGAGTCCCAACGACTTGAGTAACTGCATTAACTCTTTTCGTCTCCCTAGTAGGGCAGGAGCATTGTACATCCCCTTCTCTACCAGCCCGTTATGTAGCCTTTTGGTGTCTTCTTGTGACAGCCCCAAAACTGACAAATCGGGTGGTCCAGCTACAGGATATGCTAGTGGGCTTTGTCCTTCCTTTAGACTGTCAGGAACAATAGCAACCCACATAAATCCTTCGTTATCAGTATATATCATGTGCTTCATTAAGAAAAACTCCTAAGAAGTAAGTGGTGGTATAACTCTCCGCACCCCATCAGCATGAACCTGCGAGTAAAGATGGATAGCGGCGGTTGTTGTTCCAAACGGATTATGAAGAAGGGCATAAGGAAGCGTATAACTTCCGTCTCTTGTATTACGAGAACGGTCCTCAATCTGTTTCTTCCATATATTATGTGTGTTGGAACAGCCACAAATTTCTGTATCTAAGAAAGTCAAAGCGTAATAAACAATTGCCCGTTCCCATTCGGGACTCATCTGGCGGGTGGGCATGGGGAGATCATTATTTACCAGCCCTGCCCTATAGTTGATTGTTGTACGAACTGGCCTACCTGCAATGGTACAGCCTAGATTAGTATAGGTTCCTGTCTTTTCATCCCACGTCCCTGTTTGATAGGTTAACAATCCTAGACGACTATCTTTTATAGTCATACAACCTGTTTGAGTAGACTCAGTACAAGGCCCATCACAAGGAACAGGAGTATAGTAAAAGGTTACTTGCTGAGAGGGATCAGTCCATACACGATAAACATCTACTGAAACCTCATAGTTGCCCGGATCATCCCCATTAATGACTAGCGGCTCCCCGCGCACATCTACCATACGAGATACAAGCGTTCTGAGCGGGACTAGGTAACGTGGAAATTCAATCGTTGCAATCCCCTCTGTAATCTCAATACTTTTAACAGGACGAATCTCTGAAGTATCTGCCCCGTTGGTGCCTGTGAAATAGATATAGAGTTCTTCCGGATCTGTTACGTCTGTTGCAACGGAAACTTGTGCTATTTCTTCAAACCCATCCCCATCGTAGTCAACAAAGGCGATTGGTACATCTTCTTGAACAAGTGTCTTTGTCTTTTTACCAGGGGCATACACATAACCATATCCCGATAAAAGAGACTTTGGTTTGCCTAGTGCATTATAGAGCGAAGTAGTCTCCGGTCGATAGTGCGTAGGCAAATGGACTTCTTCTTCAGTAACCCAATCAAGCACAGGAAACCAATTAAGCTGTCGGATTGTAACCTGCTCTGCCTGCCGCAAGGCATTGGCTAGACTTTCCCTTGACACCTTTCCGGCGTTTTGATAGTCATACTGAAACCATATATCATCACATGACTCATAGGCAGGTCGATGGCTGGTGACGATACCGTTGAAATGGTATGGATCGATACCCAGGTGGTATGCCACCCGATCCAGCGGAATGAGTGTTCTTGTGTCTGCCCAAGCCATTAGACTAATCTTTCTATTAAAATAGCTACCGTACTTGCTGCTAGTATATATAAAACAGGTGGGAAAATGAAATAGGTAAGCGTACAAAGAAGAGCAACCCACACGCTTAGGCACCAAAAACAGGAAAACAGTTCTCCTACAAAGTTGTCAGGATATTCTGTTACCTCTAACGTACTATCCCACTTCCCACCTGCCAGCCGCCTAACAAAACGGGCAATACCCTCTCGATGAATAATACTTGTTAGACGCCACGTAGCTAATGCTACTATCAAAGCATCTAACGATTCCATTTCTTAACCGCTTCACGAATCTGTGCCAGCCGAGAATCACCAATTCCCTTAATCGAAAGAAGTTCTGCATCAGACGCTTGCGACACCTGAAAGATATGGGTGTAATTCCGCCCCAAAATCGTAATTACTTCTTCCGGCAGGTCTAGCTGGTCAATCTTTGCAGTATGAACGTCCTTCTGAGCAGACGGCTCTTTGAGAACTTCGTTAGTTGGCGCTATAGGGGCCTCTTCCTGTTTAATGGTAACTGTTTGTGCAGGTCTGTGAGGCTGCTCCTCTGCCAAAACCAAATCCGGCGAAGACGTGAGCCATTCTACATCTTCAGGAAATACATTAATGAGTGTATCAACCCCACCAATCCGATACGTAACCCCCCTGTGTGATCGAGAAGGAATACGCCGAAATTGTTTTTGCTTGCCTACATAACGTAGTGTAACCATCGAATCCCCCGATACTACAGACATAGTTTTAATAGTTGTACTTTTAGGAACAACCACAGTGGACTTCTTTCCACCACAGCTTTTGCACATATCATTTCCTTTTAACACATCAGAAATTAAATTAGCAAATTTATTACGTACATATTGTACCAAAGATGATGATTTTTCAAAATTATCCTCGCGCCGCATCCCGCTTTTCATGTTGTAGTAGAATAGTGGAGAGGCAATTCTTGTACCACAAATGCCCCTCTCCAACAGGGAAAGATGGAAAATCCAATCTTCCCAACCGGGAGCCTTTTGATCAAACCCCACTGCTTGCACATCTGCCGTTCTGTAAATGCCCGTAATAGCAGAAATGCTTTTACGAACTAGCCGTTCAGAACTCCACTCTTCAGACGGTTGTTTAACTAATGTGCCGTTATTATCTTTGTATAGCCAGTCAGAATAGTACCAACCACAATTACTCCCCTCTATAGCAGCCAGGAAAATGTCTATTGCTTGTGGTTCTAATAGATCATCAGCATCCAAGAAAACAATATATTTCCCTCTTGCTGCCATAATCCCCTCATTACGAGCTTCGGCTACCCCACTGAGTTTGCCCTTATCAATAAGGGTCACAAAAGGAAACCCATTTAAATAATAGTCTAAAGGCTCTCCGGTATCATTAACAACTATTACTTCCCATTCTTCATTGGTTTGGGCCAGCAGACTATCCAAAGCCCCCTGCAAATAAGGACCATGCTTAGGTCCAACAGGGATTACAACCGATACTTTTGGATCAGAGTAGGCGGCTATTGGATAGCCAAAACCTTCATACTCAGTTGCTCCGGCAGGCATCAGTAAATCATTCTTACGCCAGGGAAACCAAGCCGTCCAATCCTCTCCCTGATTACTGTTACTTAAAGACTCTCTACGAATCCTATACAACAAGGTAGGATTTGAAGTAACCTGCTTTGCAGTACAGTTATATGAAAGTGCCCTCGTCCAAAAATCCGCATCTTCTACCCCGGTTCTAATTCTCCGCCGATACCCCCCAACAATCTCCCATACCTTACGACGATACATACTAGAATACATCAACTGGTTACGCCGATTTAGTTGTTGTCGCAGACTTGTAGTAGCAGGGGGCCATTGTGAAACAAATGTCTTTCCTGTTTCATCAAACACCTGCATAGCCCCATATGCAATAGAGAGGGAACGATCCTCGTCAAGTGCCTTAGAAAGAATTTTAACCGCACCAGGAGCAAGACGATCATCGGCGTCTAAGGGTAGAATATATTTTCCTTTTGCTGCACGAATACCTATATTCCTGGCTTCTGCTACATGAACATTTTGTTCTAACGCAATTAAACGAATCTTATCTTTATAAGACTCTATAATTTCTAATGAGTTATCCGTAGAAGCATCATCCACTACAATCACTTCCCGATCCTCTTGTTCTAGAGCAGAATCAATAGCCTCTCCTACAAACTTTCCGAGGTTGTGATTGGTAATGATGATGGAAGTTTTGACTTCCGGTTTGTTGCTTATAGCTTCTTCGTACACAGTTCCATATTCTAAAGCAACGTCCTTCCACTGATAACGATCTATAACTACCTGCCGAGCCGCTGCTCCTAGTCTTTCACGATGTTCGTAACAATATCTAATACCACGAATCATATCTCCGAAGGAGTCTGCTACATAGCCCGTTTCTTTGTGGACAATTACCTCAGCAGTTCCCCCATCATTCCATGTCAGTACAGGTACCCCACAAGCCATTGCTTCCAACACACCGAAACAAGGGCCACCTGTTTCTTTGGCAGTGGCGAGATAAACTGCTGCCCCTTGTACCAGCCTCTTCATTTCTTGTGGAGTCTGTTTGCCAACTACTTTAACATTAGGGGCCTTATTTCCAAACGTAGTAACAAAAGTAGTTCCTGGAAAATGAGTTGCTAAGTCATTTACGATCTTTGGATCGCAAGCTATATCTGCCCTAGCTTTATTCCACAACACATAGCGCCCATTCTCTCCTGGTACCCACTCATCTGTATCTATGCCATGATGAACCAACCGAGGAGAGAATAAGAAATTCCTCTCTATGGCATACTGTACCCAACGAGAAGGGACCGTTACCAAGTCTGCCATACGGAAAGCATCAATGATACTTCTATTTAAATGTGCGGTCCACCTTGCCCATCCCGGTTGATCTTTCGTCCAGTATAGTCCATGATTGCTTAGAACAATAGGAATATCTTTTGGATAAGAAGCTGGAAAGTTTGCTATATGAACATTTAGTACATCTGCTTTAAACGGATCATCAACTACCTCAATTCCCACACGCGGGAGCCAAGTGTGCTGTCCTTGTATGACACGATAAATACCGTCATTACCGTTCGGTATAGAGGGGGAAATATAAACCTTCATAGCTAGCCTACATCGGGAGCGACAGAGTTAAGCGAATAGTCCATACCTATGTTCTTAAAGGGAGAACATTGAAAATGAAAGGGCATATTACCAGGCCACAAGATTTCGGGTGCGTTATGCGTGTCGTTATACCGTTTGCACATTTCTAGTTCTTCTTCACCAGGAGAGACACCTTCTTGATGGTATCCCACGCTGTTGTAAAACCGTTCATGCCGGAAAGAACACTGACCGGAATAGACATAGACACCTGATCCTTGTTCTAACTTTAGGTATGTCATGCTACTATACCCAACAAACGACGCTTTCATATCCGTAGACAGGTATCCACAACGAATTATACCAACAGACGGCTGTGTTAACAAAGTGTCTACATAAGGATCAACATTAAGCGGCTCTACTAATACCCAATCATCTTCTGTCATAAAGACTATTGGCGAAACTAAAAACGCCTGCTTTAGTGCTAGGTTCTTCGATACACCCACCCCACGACGATTCGCATTTGTAACAATAACCCTCTCTTGTGTGTCTATCAAAGAGGTTAGCTGATCGACATACCCATCAGGACTACCATCATCAGCAATAATCCATACCCGGTTCCCATATTTTAGGTTCTCTTTCAAAGAGAGCAAAGTTTGGGTAGCTGTGTGTAACCGATTATATGTTGTGATAATAATGCTTAGAGGTTCCATCTATACTCCATATAAAGCGTGTGTCGTGTCCAACATCTCTAGCAGTTCTTTGGCAGACAAAAACCTGCTAGGTTTGTCGCTGGTATACGAAAACGGCGCACTCTCGTTCCTAAATGAAGACGTGGGTGGGTGGATAAGATAGAAATTACCCTTATCTTCTGTATAAAAGGATTCCGCCTCGCTAACCATTCCTTCATGGATTTTTTCGCCAGGACGCAAACCTATATCCACTATTGCTAAATCTTGTGCGAACTCCTTAGCAAAATCAATCATTAAAATACTAGGAGCCTTTGGAACCAATATAACTCCCGGCTCGGTTTGTAGGGACATAAGGACTTGATTAATGGCTTCATCTATTGACAGAAAGAAACGAGTCATACGACGATCTGTGATTGTAATCGGTCCACCAACCTTAGCCTGATGTTCCCACAAAACTGCCACAGACTGATTAGAAGCCAGCACGTTACCATAACGAGTAATATGGAAACTGGTAGCTCCATACTTATTAGCATCTTGAAACACATACTCTACCATCTTCTTGCCAACACCATAGGCGTTTTCAGGCGAACAATTATGTACTACCACACTACCCGACACAAAAGTATGCGTATCTTCTACGTCAATACAATATACATCTCTTGATGGAGCTTTATATTCATTAAGAATGGGAGTATCTATATAACGTTCTGCTGTTCCTAAATCCCAAAAAGTAGGATCGTAATCTATATAGTCAATTTTATTAGACATTTCAGGCAATATTCCTGGTCTAATAAAATTGAATAGAGATTGAGTACCCTCAACAGTAAATCTAAGTTCAGGATAATATTTTCCGGCTACTTTAACTAATAAATAATTACACTCAAATCCCCTGTTTGTTAAAAACTCACATAACCAAATAACTTCTTCCTCAGTAAACCCATGAGTAGCTAGACGCGCAGATGGTCTAGAGTTCCCCCCGTTATTATGACTAATACATCCATCATCCATAAACCAAGCTGCCATAAGATAGGGAGAAAAATATTTTTCTAGTAAATGCTTGGGAACTATTTTCGCTTTATCCGAATAAAATGCCTCTCTTAGGTTTCCTAGTGTTGCATAGGCTCTGGAAGAGGATTTACAGAAATTATTTTTTCCCTTTTTACTTCTCGTTTTAATTTCGCTAAAAGTAAACCCCCGCAGGGCTGCTGTTTTCGTTTCTAGCCACTGTCGTTGTCTCTCCGAATGACCAATAGTCAGCCGACTGCGGCGACTTTGTGTTAGGCTGCTATCGCCTAATAAAGTACCTACAAGTAGTCCATACTGTTTAAAGTTTGGTTCTGGTTCATTAGTTATTATAAAATGATTGTCTGTTAAACTACCGGCAGGAATCCATCCTTTGGTTGTCAGAATAAGATGATCTTCTGTAACTATAGTACCAGACAACTTACCCACATGCAGATATGCTCTACGGTAAGTAAGTCTATATCTTTTCCTGCCATCCAATTTATTTTTGTACCACCCCACCACTCGCCCTAACTTCTGTTCCCCCGTATTAGGATCAATAGTAACTACTTCGCCATCATAACGTTCTTTAACCAACTCGCCTATTGGCTTAGAGGTTCCGTCTGCCAACAAAACCCTAGCGTGCCAATCAAGACAGGCTTTGTCGGTGCTTGTCGTAACGACCTGAGACACTCCCATATCAATTGCGGCCTCAACAACCTGCTGAGAACCGTAGATATTTGTTTCTATCGTAGCAGCAATGTTGTTTTGAGCAGAGGGTACCTGTTTATAGGCAGCAAAGTGCATTACTATGTCAACACCGCGCATGGCCCGTTTGAGATCATTATAACGAGTTATGTCTCCCAACACATATTGGTGTTCAGGAAACTTTTGACGAAGGATGCTTTGCTTTGTTTCGTCACGCGAAAAAATTACAAACTCTGCTCCCCAAGAATTTCGTCGGGCGCGAGTAAGCACAGCCTTTCCGAGAGTACCCGTTCCGCCAGTAATTAGTATTTTTTTACCTTCCAACATCTTCCCGTAAGGATCAGAATTTGTTATCCAGGTTTCCATCATCATTCCTTATACAACAAAAGGGGTTACTGTAATAATAGTATCACAGTAACCCAATCTTGTCAAGTATTTATTTTATTGTCCGTGAGTCCAGGTAGTATATCCCATCCCCTTACCTGGGGGGCCTATCGTAGTCTCAAAATCTGTACCTGCGTAGTAGTTCACTACATAAGGAATCCACATATCATCCCCACTTACAGGGAACTTGAACACTGGATCGTTTTGGCTAGCCTCTCCCAAACCATACACCATATTAAGTGCGCGAACAATTGCATTATCTCCTGCGTCAAAAGGCAACAAACCTGCTCGATGAAGAATGACAGCGGTTACAACAAGTCCTTGCAAACCTTCATGCATGTAACCGGACTTTGTGGGGGGCCATTTAAATTCCCCTCCCCTTCGCCAGTCTTCGGGCAAGACTCCACTCACAGAAACGCCGTTGATAGTAGAGCCTTTTCGGTTTATTCCTGCCTTATTATCAGGATCAGCGTGCCACGTTGTGTTATCGTATTTAAATTTAGGATCGGGCACAGGCAGCCCTATCATTTCCTTTTGTGCATTAACCACGTCTTCTTTCCAATCGTCACGATCTAAATAGATAGCGGCAGCAGCCAAACTTGCCCTTGCATGTGCTCCCCAATTAGTCGCAGAATACAGGGCAGTTCCATACAACCCACTATCCCCTGGGGCAGAATGGTCAGGAATACCTGCTACAACTACTTCAGCCAACCACTCTTTAAAATCTGACTCAGTATACCCTATCAGATCAGCCGCTATTACGTAAGACTGCAATCCTCTAGACAGTTCCAACGAGCGATCAAGGCTGCTTTGCATAGCGGATCGCAAACCTTCTACAACCTTGTTTCGCATATTAGCATCTTCTAGACGAACGGCTACCAAAGCGCCTGCCAGAGTCTTTACATCGTGCTGACTATTATTATCCGCTAAATCAGCCCTTCCCCAATTGCTGTTAGCGGCCTCAAGAACCTGTTCCCAAGCTTTGCCCTCTGTAGGAAGCGCCATAATTTCTTCGGTAGACAACCAAATTCCCTCAGAAGTACCAGGAACTTCCGGTTCTTCGTCAGGCGGTTCTTCGTCAGGCGGAAGTTCTGGAATCTCATTCAACACATCTTCAATTGCAGTTACCCGATCTTCCAACCCCCTAACAGACGACTCTATTCTAGTTAGCGCCGCATCAATCTCGTCTAGCAAACTATTAATACGTTCAAATTCTTCTTCAGGAATTTCGAACAGTCCCATTACACAATCTCCCACAATCCCTACTACCAACAATATATACATTATATCAAAAGTATCGCAGGCACTAAAGACTCTTGACAAATCCTAATTTTGCGCTTATAATTAAGTGAAATAAGGAACGGGAAGATGACAGCTAAACAGTTTTTATATGTGTTTATTGTTTTGCTTTTGATCATAGCGTTTTTAGTGGGCATTACTGATGTTATTTTTGCTATTCTAGGATTCATGTTTGGCGGTGCTTTTATTATTTTAGACAGACAAGAAAAGATATGGGTTATGCGAATCAACACAGATGTTCACGAAAGGGGTAACGATGATTGACCAGTTGGAATGTCCCGTAGCAGCCCCCAAGCTGCTCAAGGCGAAATCAACTGTCGTGCTTTGCTCCAACTGCAAAGCGTGGATCACTCGCTATCCGACTTTTCTCGGATATGACGACATGGATCACTGTGAGCGATGCGGTTGCACCAGCGTCATTATGCGCGAGGGCCGTCCCTATGGTCCGAAATCGGGCTTGTGGGATTGGATCGTCGCTGAGTTTCGCGAAGTGTTCTCCCACCTCGACACGTGGGAGTTCGAGTCCGTTATCTGTGATCCGCCAATCGAGTCGCTCGACTGGAAGGCCATTGACGACTGGTTCAATGAAAACGACTTCCACCGTGCGCCTAGAACAGTGGAATAGGTTATGCGAATAGGGGAACACGAAATGAACGCAGCAGAAATTGAACAAAAGCTTGAGCAGTTAGAGCGCAAGCTTGCCCAAGCAGAGTCGGAACAAGAGAAACTAATCTCCATCATCATGCAAGAAACGGATGTATGCCTGTTTGGTGGCGGCGCTATGCGGGACGGACTCCCCCGCCGCAACAGTTGCCGCTTTGGGCATCCAGGCTGTGCGTGCGCTGATTGGATTGACGCGCACCGACCAGATAACGTATGAGAAGGCAGCTACCGGAAATCTATAGGAGATGTGGTTAATGCCCACCCTTTACTACCATCCCCGCCGAGGGGGAAAGGCGACGAAAGTGGCAGCAAACAGACTGGCAGTATTGGACACCATTCGAGAGCGCACAGAAGCAGAGACACCGCCGGAATGGATCAAGCCGCTGCTGATCATTGAGGCGCTGGTGACTGAGATTGACGCGCTCAAATCTGAGATCGAACTGCTGCGTGCCGAACTGGGCAACCGTCCCGCCGAGGGCGCCAAGCCTGCGGACGTGTGGCCTGACCGCTGGTAGCCGCATCTGTGCACAGTTCACACACAGCGCCCCGGTGTGTGCCGGGGCGCGTCACTTATCAGAATAGGAGTACTAAACATGAAAGGACTGGAGATGAAAAAGTACCAGCTTCGGCGGGCAATTCGGCAGACCTGCATTCTTTCGCCACCGCCGCCCCACAGCGAAACGGAGAAATACGACGCTTGGACGCTAGGGCGGCTGATCGACTACACAGCGAAGGAACTTGAGAAGCAGTTGCCCGCCTACGTCCGCAAGATGGAGTCGGTTGCTCATCCCGATCCGTCTCGCCCGCTGGTTGTCATGCCGCGAACTACATCCGCCATCCCGCTCACCGCCGACGGATCGCCTGCCTTTCCCGAACCAGAACGGATACGCCGATACGACACGGTGCTGCCGAAACGGTTTGTTGTACGCTCCGGGGATGGCCCGGCGCTCAATGTCTTCATCGGCTATTCATCGCTCATGGAGACGGTCTACTTCTTTCGCGTCAAACGGTTACTCGACGAGGCGACGATCCGCCGCCCAACATGGAAGGGGCGCAAAACACCCCTCAACCGCGAACTGCCCTACGCCTGACCGCATCTGTAAACAGTTGCCAGATAGAGCGCCCCAACCGGGGCGCTTTTTGCTTATGCGAATCGACCGTTGCAAAACCCACCAGTCTCTTATGAGTGATGTCATCAGTTAACTCTCGCTGTAGGATACCCATGCGCTAATGAGAGATTGCAGCGTCGCAAAATGTGCGTCTGCAATTGCCTGTTTCGTGCGAAGGTCCGCGATTGATGAGACAACCACCGCTCTAATCCCATCAATCGCCTCGCGGATTTGGTCAGTAGTGACACCCAGGTTGGTGCTAAGGTCCAAGCTGGTCCATTGGGTCGGATTAGTGCCAGTGAGTTCTTTGGGTGACATAAAATAACTGTTCGTTACCGCAGAGGTCACAGAGCCGGTTAAAGAGCCGATTAGCGTATCGGTTATTGTCTGATTGCTGCCAGTGCCTGCCAGGACCGCGATCCCGGTACTCGACCATACAATATTTTTTTGAAAGGTGCCGTTGTCCCCATCAATGACCATGCCACACAGCACGTCGCCCAGGAAGTTTCCTCGCACCTTACCATAGGTAGGATCGTGCCAAAAATGGATAGCATATCCCTCTCCGCCGATGAAGATATTTTCTTCGATCAGCGGCTCATCTTCCGCCTGGGTTATGTCATGATTAGTGTAATAAAGCGAGTGGTAATGGACTCCGCTACCGCACTCAATGAAACGGTTGCGATAGATATGGACGCGGGTAAAGTCTGAACCAAGACACTCCCAAAAACCGAAGAAGGTGTTGTACCGGACTACGCAATCAGGCTTTACATGCACGTGCTGGTTGGGGGTTGCAGGTGCAGCAGCCTTAGCTCCCCCGATCCAACACCCTTCCAGCGTCGCCCCGCTATTTACAACTACAGTGGGCGCATAGCCATCAGTGCGAGTGATTATGGGCTTTGCTCCTGCTGCTGCCTTGAGCGTGCCGCCCGCTGGAATGTTAATATGATAGCCGTTTACCGTAGTGGCCGGGTCGAGGGCATAGATTCCGTCGGCAAGCTCTACGATTCCCCCTGCCGCCAATTCCGCATAAGGGAAAACTTGATCGCCAGTCACGGACATCGGCTCCATCAAGACGGGGTCGGGCTGGGAGACGCCGCTACCGGGGCCAAGATAAAGCTGTGGGTTAGCGTAGGCCGAAGACGAGATCGGATAACTTTGCAACCCTTCAGGTGATGTTTCTGCCGGGTATACCGCCGCGATTGCCGTTGCGGTATCCTGGTGCGACACATCCAAGATAGCACCGCGCGACGTCACCGTTTTTCCTGAGCGCGATAAAAAGCGGTGTTGTGTGCCTTCGCACATCACGTCGATGCCGGTCGGCGTCCCCACGTTCAGCACATCGGTCCATCCAGCAGGCACAATTTCAGAGCCGCCAACAACTTGTCGCACACAATAATCCCAGGCCGTATTTGTCTCGTTGCGCCGTATAATGGCTCTCCACTTATTATCTTGATCACCAATGCGGTAGTCGATGGATACTTCTTCGCCTGCCGATGGGGCGTCATTGAGTACAAACGTAAAACGATGTATTGCGTCGGCTGACGCTTCATACTGCGATCCAGACACTGGCTCGGTTTCGTAGACGGTGGCAAGCCCGGCGTCCGAATTGAACGGCGCTCCAAGAGCAAGCACCGCAATTGAATCCATCTCGAATTTGTCGTTGGTAGATGTTACTCTGGTATACACATCTCCAAGGTTGTAATCATAGTATCGCGGTTTAATTAAGGTGAGTTTTGAGGTGGTGCAATTAATGTATAATACCAAAGTGTCGGTATAAATCACCGCAAACCGACGCTGGTCGCTGTAATAGCCAGAGAAAGTCTCTAAAAAGGAGAGATAGGATGGTGAGATACGGTCTACCGGCACTCCCAACTTTTCGTTGCTAAATCCAACGCGCATGTTAGACCCGCCAGCGGTATAGTTCGTGCTAAATAATAGAGCTAACCCAGGGACAAATGGGGTTGGGCTTGCGGTAGTCACTGATATGTTGGTGGTGGCAGTTTTCGCCAGTTTGCCATTGGCAATCGAGAGGTCAGGCGCTCCCGCATCGGAAAATTCTAAGACGCCGGGACCGGGTTCACTTGTGCGTGGTGTCGTTATCGGAGCCGCATCAGCGGTTGTAAACTCATCACGCAAAATATAGAGATCGACGGCAAGGCTAAACTGAGTTGCCGCCTTGTTGGCATTACCAGCGAGATCGGTACACACCGCAGCAGGAATGTCTACGGTGACTATGCCAACATCAATCGTTGGTGTGATCGTCGCTGTCCAGACGGTGTTATCTGCCGTGACAAAGTTTGACATCACGCAGTTGCCGAGCTTCACATCGCTGTACGCAAATCCGGTAACTTCATCGTCAAACGTGATAATAATCGTAAACGGCCCTTTGGTGGGCGCAACCGCATCGCTCGTAATCGTTACGGTCGGCCCGCTCACCCCCTGCGCCCCCCGGAACGCCGGATTGTTCAGCAGCAAACCCATCATTCCCGGCATATCGTCACCTCGCCCTCGCCTTTATTCGTTATGAGAATGGTCATTCTAAACATTAGCTAATCAAGCTGTATTGTACTAGCAAATCAGTCTGATCTTCATCAGCACCAGTCGCATCAACAAACAAAAGGCGTACATACGGGAAAGGAAAAATCTCTGCCCACAAAACAAGCGCATTAGGCTCTCCTGCAACAAGAGTCATTTCAAATGGTGCGTCATTTGCAGTATCCATCAACGTAGCAAAGTTCGCAGGATTACCATCTGTTGAAACTTGAACACGAAGAACACTACCCGCAATAAAATCGCCCGCAATTACAACACCCACAGAAGCCCATCCACGCTTGTCAATTACATCTGATACAGCACCATTAACAGTCATCACATTGTAGGGAGACATAAGACGGGCGGGAAGAACCGTTGCAGCATCTAGCCCCTCTCCTACAGAAGTAGCTGTAATGTCTCCTGATCCTACAATAGTTACAGGATAGGCGTTACCTGCCAAAGTACCTCTGCTCATTATTCTTCTTCCTTTTCAGGTTCATCAATCCGAACTATATACGTAGAAGAAAAACTTCCTTCTTTGATATGAGGAACAGCAGTCATCGTAGAAATAATATTACCCGTAGAATCTATAAATTGAATCACTAACCCATCTTCCGTCGCCGTTCCTATGGTTTCTACTTTTTCGCCTACCTGCCGCAACAAAGCATCCGTCTGATCCGCCCGTTCTCTAATAAGTTCTTCTAATGTGTCTAGCTTTTTGTCATAAGACGCAGTTACAGAGGTAATTAATCCAGTAAGCGCACCCAAATTTTCACTAACCGTACTTAATACTTTCGTGTTAGCTTGATAAGCTAACCGAACAAGCTTTCCTTCTGCTATACTTTCTGCCACCAAATCAGTGAGGGTTTGTTCTAGTCGAATCTGTTTTTCTTCTAGCCCTATTCTAGCAGAATCCTCTTTACTTTTGCTGGTTGCTTGATGATAAATTGTTCTCGCCAACCACAGCATAATAACTACTAAAGCTCCCGCTAAACCCCCCTCTAAATTTGAATCATCGATTCCCAAGAAGTGGTCGCCAAGTAGGAAATACATGAATAACTCCTAGAGGGGGGTAGTTTAATACCCCCCTCTGATTACTAGATTTATATCTAACTCGTCAAGTTGTATGGCGCATTATCCCGAACCAACACACCACCATTCACAAAGTAGTGATCGTCAGGATGCGGCATACGCATTGCCTTGAGCGGCGTGTACAGGACATTCTGTAGACGAGCCGCCAAGTGCGGAGTCTGAAGGCGAAGGCGCGGTTCAATCTTGGCAGTCCACGACACACACCAGTTGGTGCGGCTGAACGTCCACAAGAACCGACCCCCATCCGTCCAAAATTCGTTGTTCAAACGCCCATCAGCAATACCCTGCATCACGCCATTAGCGGCAGAGAAGTCAAAGTATTCAAAGTACAACACCGGACGAGAACCACGAACCGTAAACGGAAGCAGATAAATATCACTCGAAAAAGAACCAGCCGGAACATTCGCGTTTTCCGCATTAGTGTCAATAGGCATATAGTCATCGACAATCACCGGAATACGCATACCGTCAAGCTCAAGATAGTTCCCATTATACATTGCATCAGACATGGCACGCATCGCCATAGCATCAACATTGCTGCTAGGGGCACCATTGGGAAGATCGCCAGCCTGACCACAACGACCCGTCGCGTAAACGCAAGGCCAGTAATCAGTGAGAATACGGAACAAAGCTTCTGGCATCACCAGCGCCCACTGTACCGGATTCATCCCCATCGTAGTCGCATTATGCTTTACATAGCGCCACATCGTTTGCAACGTATAAAACAGACTATAAGTTGAATCTTCAGCTGAAGCGTAGTTGAAATCAACAATGTATGAGTCAAGCGACGGACAGGACGTTCCCGTAATCACATCGGTATGTCCCGTCTTCACCAACGATTCAAGACCAAAAAATTCCTTATAACCACCACCAGCTGTATTGTTAACCGGAGTACCCGTCCACAGCATCTTGCTAAGCTTGTTCTCAAACGCCACGCCAAGCATCAGCCAACGAGCAAGAACCTCTCGGTTCAATACTGAAGCAGTTGAGTTAGGAACACTGTCAGGAACGAAAAACCCCTGATCCAGAAGCGGATCGTTAACAAGCTGAAGGTCCATAAACTCGCCACGATTGGTGCGACGGCCCACGGTATTCAGTTCAAGAGGTTCTGTCTTGCGACTCACCCGCCCAAAAACCGTACCCTGCATACAGCTTTTAATCTCGCCAGCTTCCGGCGGCTCGTCACAGACACCGTCGGCTTCATCACCAGTCTCATCTGTAAAGCCAGTCAGATATGCCTGAATAGGATTGGTATCGACCGTACCGAACGAAGGAAGCACAGCGCCAAGCCCCGTCCCACGAACACGAGTCGAAAACACATCCCGTTCGACACCCGGCACACCAAAAATTCCGGTTGGCCCGTGCATATAATTGGTCGTCAAACTAAATCCAGCAGGAAGATCGTGCTTGTAACCGACGCTCTTATCCTGCATCTGACTCAGTTTGGAAAATGCACTAGCCAGTTCCGCGTAATCAATGTTTCCCATTAGTTATCTCCACCTATCGATCAGGATTATTCAATCCCTAGATGTTGCCAAAAACCAACCTGCAAAACGGACGGGGTATCAGAAGTTTCTTTTTCCTCTACCTTTCCCTCACGCTTTTGCTTGAGACGATCAACAAGCTCCTGATCACTTTCCTCTTCTTTAGTAAAGGCTTGTGGCATATACTGACGCCATGAACGGGCCGTAAACGCCTCTGCAATCTTCTCGTCTTCAGACTTACTCTGCTGCTTTTCGATAACAGCAATCTTTTCAGTAAGAGAATTAATTGCCTGCCCGTAGCTTTCTAGCACTTCAGCAAGCTCCTCAATATTGAGGGCCTTATAAACGCGAGTGTAGACAGCCTGAAAAGGCTCATCAGGAACTTCCTCTTCCGAAGGAGCTTCTTCTACAGAGTCATTAGCAACTTCCTCTGCCGGAGTCTCTTCGGCAACTTCTTCCGCGTCAGAACTTTCTTCCATTTCCTTGAAAGGAATAATACGATCCAAAATTTCGGAAGCCTGAATTAGATTCTCTTCCGCCATCTTTTCGTATTCTTCTCCAAAGATTTGACGCAACCAGTTCCGACGCGCCGAACTAAGCTCTTTCCCCATTACAAAATCTCCATAAAATGTTGGTTGTGTGAGGACGTTTGCCGCCCACTCATCCGGTAATATTGTGAACTCAAAGCTTCTATATTTCGAAATTATTTTATCATCAATTTCCAAAACAATAAAACCATGAGACATACCTAATGAATATTCATTGTTTAGTAGCTTGTTTACAATAGGTTCTTGTTCTGGATATATCTTGCCTAATACCAGCGCAAAGCGCCCGAAAACTTCTACCTGCAAAACCTCTCCAATAGAAAATCCTTTGAAGACAGTTTTTGTAAATTCATTAAATTCTTCAGTGGATAATGAACCAGACTCATGCAACAAAAATGCAGTGTACCAGATTCGATCCGGTATCTTAGGTGCGTGCATGATCGTGATCTGTGGGACAAAGCCTGTTTCTTCAATCCACTGTTTGTAGTTAATGTGGGATTCCTGAGATAGAATATCCCCTTCTCGATCCACATAACTATTAGAGTAGATTCCTAGAAAATAGCTTTCGCCATTAACCTTAAATATAATAGGCCTCATTTTAAAACCGCTTTCACTATGATTGTTTTAACTCCCAAAACCACCTGCTTATGAATCTTGTTGACAATAAACCCCTCAAAATCTCTTGCCTCAATTCCAGGCCACCAAACAGAAGTTCGTCCTTTAACTACTGGACCATAGTATAGCCCACCCCCTGATATTCCCCAGCGACCCCCAGGCTGAGTCCTTGCTCGATAACCCTGTTGGTAGATGAGATAGGGCGCTCTTCGTGCATAAATCTGGTGGCCTGCCACCCCACGACTGATATAGACCCACTTCATACGATTAAACCCGCCTACCGGATAGACGTAAATCGACATAAACGAGCCACCATAAAACGTAAAGGTGCTTCTAAAAAATGGCTTATTTCGCCAGCCCGTCACTGTCAGATATAACCAGTTACGAATCAACTCCTTAACTGGTCCTTTGAGGTAGACAGCTAAATCCTTCTCTATCCGATCCCACTTTCTAGTAATATATCCAGCAGGTAGATAGATAGGAATAATCGTAGCATTTTTAAGTCGTGAGGCCATGAACTTCTACCTTACTAAATGTATATGGGCTTTCTGCTTCATGATCTAAACAAACAACACAATTTTCCGCCGAAGGATTTACGTTCCAATAAACGTAATAATTATCCTCATCTTCATCTACTTCCAACCAGCATTTGCACAACGATTTTCCAAGACAGTCGTCACCTGGGAGATAAGGCATCATAAAAGTAATATCGACAGGAATAGTGCCCGCTATAAACGGTGCTCTGGCATACCCATACAGAGAAGAACGCCACTGTAGACGACCACTATAAATTACTCCGCTAGACAACGCCTCACGAATGTCTGCCTCAAATCCATCGAAGTATTCATATTCCCTCTCTAAACGCTGTTCTAAGATTTCCCTGTGCCGTTCAGTAAATTCCTCTCCTTGCAAACCCAACAGCATAAGATCAGAAAAATGGATACGCAGACGATCTCTAAACCGCTCCGAAAATTCCCTTATTGATAAGGCTCCCGACAAAACAGCGACCAGCAATTCCTGAAATTCTTGGGATGCCTCTTCACAAAGTTCTTCGTATTCCTGTTCGTCCCGCTCATCATACTGCTTCTTTCCTTTACCAGCAGCATGTATGCACGCGAAAATAGCCTCTTCTTCAGACCCGCCATCTCTCAAAACCGCATTAGCGGCTCTGATACAACGTTTCTTTTCTGAGACTGTCCAATTCTTAGCAACTTTTGGCACGTAATTGGGATAACGATAGGGACTCATTTCGTAACCAACTCACTTACTATCCTACGCGCTTCTTGTATGTCTTTAGCAGTTATTTTTTTGTAGCCCTTCCTCTCAGTATGAGAATCAATGCCACCAACAATCTGATCTGTTCCAAAGGTAATTTCACTCGGCTGCTCCGTAGGCTGCGAAGATAAACGAGATTCGATCTCAGGTATCATCCATTCTGGTATATCACCTGACTCAACCGCCAACTGCCTTGCAGCAATCGCATCAATCTCTCCACTACGAACTAACAAAGCACGTTCTTTAGCTCTAATAAATCTCGCCTCTGCCCGTTCCCTGTCAGACCGAATATCCTGTTCCTTAAACTCAAACCGAACATTATAAGGAAGATGAGAATTTATCTTATCTTCCAACATCGTCATAATCAGGGCAGGGCCTTTACCCCTCGTCTTGAGATGGAGAATTTCAGACTGTCCAGATGATCCAAGATTACCGGACATGAGTGGGGCAAACTCTTGATAATCCACACCAAAAGCAAGCGCCAACTGTGCTATATACCATTTAAAGGTTGTGTCTTCGTTAAACGAATCTGGTAATGTTGCCAGATCAATGTGAACGTGACTGAGTGGGTGAGTAGGATCAACCCCAGGAATAATCACTGGTTGCGAAAAACGATATAAACCACGATTAAGGTTTTGTTCTTCTGCCAGCAACACCGCATCATCAATGTTTGATTTTGATACGCCACCGATAATATCAATGGCGCGAGTAAAGTTGCCGCCTACCTTTTCTTTCTTATAGATGGAAATGTCTCTAAGAATTTGGGCGGCGAGTAGGGCACGGGATGTAGCACAATATTGCATGCCATACATTTCTTCGATGGGAGAAGGAAACTCTTCTAACGTTTCTACTCTCCACCAGGGCATTGCATGCTCTCTACCATAAAAGTCTCTATAAATAACTGGATATTCTGGATCACCAGTTCGCCAACAACGTCCTGAGTCCAGGTGTGCAAAATTAATCACAGGAGAAGTAGGGTTATTATTATCAACCCTAATAATTTCCCAAAAGGCGCCATTATCCTGTGTGTTGTGAGAAACAAGATTTCCAGCAATAAAATTGCGAGTTTTGTCTACTCCAATATGATAGGTGGTTTCTACAACCTTCCCGGTTGCTCCTATATAGTCTTTCTGTTCTATTTTTTCAATTTCATCAAAGTAGATTTTTGCAGGTTCCAACTCCCACACAGAAGGATTAAATGGTTTTGTGTGTTGTCCCATCTTATACTGCATAGACGGAATTATATATTCGCTGATATAGGACACCACTGCACGATAACCATCGGCAGTGAAACGAATCCTATAATACTTGTCCTTTATCGGTTGCACCTTACAAGAAAAACCACGCGAGGTAAGTTCCTCAGCAAGCCATTCAACATCTTCTTTTTCAAATCCATCTGTGCATAAAACAGCGTGTTCTGATTGATTGTTTGCTGTGGTAAGTGTTCTCTGGCACGCCCCGTCATCCATAAACCATATTGCAAGCATACGGGGAGAGAAGTATTTCACAAAGTCTTCCCTATTAACTCGCTTCTTCCCGTCTGGATACCATCTATCAAACCAAGGAGATAGCCCCAAAGAAGCTAGCGAGTTTACTCCTATGATGTGTGCTCCTTTTTCTGTGAGCCTAGAATTTTGCCCTGTCCAACCAAACTCTTTTAACAAAGACTTCTTAAATTCTAGATAATCAGACTGATCAACAGAGTGTCTAAAGCGGATAATTGCTCTCTTGGTAAAACGAGACATACTCATATCCCCAAGCAACCCGCCCACAAGTACCTCTGCCTGTTCTTCTGAAGGAACAAGATCAGAAGTACCTATCTTATCAGTAGGTAGCAAGTCTTTAGCTTGTACCCAACCACGATCAGTTAGCATGGGATGATCTTCAGTTAAAAAGATTCCTCCTTGCTTTCCTCCATGACCATGATTAGTTGCTAGTTTAGTAGACAGGAAATACCATTTACGATTCCCTAGTGGCGTAGAATGCCATTCAGTAACCATCTGTTCTACCAAAGTTCCGTCAGAACCAACGCTAATCACAGGACCAGGATCACGATCCTTTACCATTCTTGCTATCGTCTTTGTTTTTCCTAGTCGATCCCCCCCTAGCTTAACTTTAGTATTACCAGCCAAGCAATAGAGGTCAATACAAGTTTTAAGAATTAAATCGTACCACCCCTTACCACGATTTGATCGCTGGATAATCTCAGTAACCTTGTTAATTGTATTTTTAGGTCGCGGTTTAGTCTTGTCTGTGCCTTCAATATGCCACGCAAAACTGGCGTTACGAATTGAAACACCATAAACCGCGCTTGCCAAAAGGGACTCTGTGTGCCAAAATTCCCGTAATTCCCTATCTCGTTTAACAGGATCTTTGCCCCAGGGCGTAATTGAATCGGCAGTTGTCGCCAGTTGTAAAATCAAGGGGCCAACACGCGGCGTCCTGTTATTAGGCGGCGTCTCAACAACAGAGTTTTCAAAAAGCTCTGGTAACAATTCTTTTTCTTCTACAAAATCACTACCGACTGCCATTTATGTATTTCTCCCCCAACTCAGGGAATTTCTGCCGGACTATTTGTGAGAAGGTTTCCAACTCAATTTCACCCTTTGCTAACATCTGTAGTAAATCTTCCTTCTCAAATTCCCGATTGTCTAATTCCAATTCCATACATTTGTAAGCAGCCATCGACAAAGCAACTGCCGCGTCAATCTTGGCTTCTGGTGACAGCTTTTCTAGGCGTCTTTGCCGTCCCGAAATTACTGCCCCGGCTTGCCGAATATGCTGATATAGCGTATCTTCTTCTCTCCCAGGACCCCCCACATCCCCGATTGTAGTGGTTCGATTCCAAGTCAGTTGTCGGTGCATCACCATGTCATAAAGCTGTTTGTCAGCAATACCTCGCGCCGTATTTTGAGTGAAAGGATCGAACCAACCAAACCCATCCTTACGATAGTCTTGAACAAGTTTTGCCATCTGGTACGGATCATAAACCCAACATATAACATTCCATCGGGAAGCCCATTCACGAATGGTATTACCAACTGTCTGTTCTTGGTCTATGTTACCACCTAACTTTTTAGGATTAAAAATCTTTACAGCCCGAACCGCAACACAAGTATCAGGGTTGATTGGATCGCGAGTTACAGCAACCATCGCCGCTAAGTCATTTGATACACTCATATCTATTGCAACCACAACAGGAGTCTTATCTCCCTGCTTAAGAACGGGCAAAGAAGGACTTTCACAATTATCCCACCATTGAGCCTCGATAAACGCACCCTTCGCACTCACCCAACGATTACGATGGATACGTTCAAACTCCTCTGGTTCTAAGGTATTTTTCTGTTCTTCATAGTAATTAGTACCTAATTGCCAGGGCATCCGAGGTTCGGTGTCCCAATACATAAACATACGAGAAGGCGCATGAGTATAAACCACTGGACCTTCTTCAGTATCAAGATAGGAAAAATCTGGATGGGGAGTTCCTTCTTTCTTTCCTGTGTTATAAAGAGATTCTAAAAGAATGGACACTCCGGTATATCCTGCATAGGATTCAACCCACTGCATTGCATATCCGTACAAAGTGGGCGGAACCGTAAGTTCTGTCCATAGCTGGCGTTTCTTAGGTGTATCAAATCCCCACAACTCACTGTTGCCCTGGATATGTACTTTTCCGTGTCGTCTAACTACTACAGTTTTGTTAGGTACTGTAGGACAGTGGATAATCCCTTCATAGTCTATCTTTTGCCAACGATCTTTTTTAATGTGAAGTATACGGCTCCCATCCCCCATTGGCTTAACACTAACTGAATATAAAGGCCTTCCCCATCGCCTATCTTGATAGGTAGTTACTGTTACATATCTGCCCCGCCTAGCATAAATTTCTAACAAATCGTCTCGCAATTTAGGAGAGTTTGTGCTATAAACAATATGCCCGTATTGAGTTACAGCATCACCAGTCTTGTATCCATCCCCACGCCAATAAGACTCTAATAACACGTCTAAATATTCATCTGGAAGTTCTTTAATCCATGCCGGTATATACTTTTCGTGTGCCAGCCCAAATTGCTTTAAATGTTTCGCTATACGAGTATCATAAAACACTAAAGCATCTGTACCCTTCCACACACGCGGAACATATCCGAGATCGGAGATTAGCGTTTTCAATTCTTCGTAATAAGGAGATACACTGCTCTGTGCTAACAACACGGTATCGCCCTTATGGGTACATCCCTCAGACAAATACCACCCCAAAAACTTAAGGTACAGTTTTACAGGAATCTCAAGACTCGGCCTACGCTTAGTGCCTGGAATAGTCACAAATTCTGGTACATCTACTGGTTTCCTTTTTAGTCCCAAAGATTCTACTCGCATACCATACACCCCGGCTTCTATGGCGGATTCTACGGAGCGCTTTTCAAATTGGGCTTTATTAAGGGCTATAGAACTAGAACCAAATTTACCATACAGCCTATGATTAGGAGACACGCACAAACTGTATCTGCTAGATTCTAATAGATACATAGGGCCTCCATACTGTGAGACATTTATATGAGTGGGATGTTGGTACTCTAGATACCCATCCGAACGTAAAGTTAAAAACTGATCATCCATAGAATATTGATCATAGCGTTTCCACCCATCCCTAGTAAGTATCTCTGTGTCTTCGTCAAAACAAAAGACACTTAGCGTAGGTTCACCACCAGCCTCACCTGCCGCGTCAACCGGAACAGCCTCAATCTTACAAAAATTAGGAAGGGTAACCTCGTATTCATACGGGTTTATATCCTTAAAGGGGCCTTGTTGCTGTCTATGGAGTCTATAATTTTGTTTTATAGGCGCATAGATACGGTCGTTCGCCTGTTTACCATCGTTTGCTACACACGCAATAAACCCATAAGGACTATGATGAGCCACATAAGTAGCTACTGCCGCAGCAACCGCAGACTTTCCGCTTTTCTTTGGGGCACTATAAACTACCAAAGCATACTTAAATGTCCCATCAGGATTCCGTGATAGGGCTTCATTAATCAAATGCTTTTGGTGATCGGTTAATTGAATCGGGCCAGCGGGAAGTATTTCGCCAGTCTTAGGGTTTCGAGGTCGAGGTACCCAAAAATATCGTTCAATCCAATCAGCCGGAAGAATTGCTTCCTGATTCTGTTCTTGCACTAAGTTGCGTGACAACTGCCGTAGTGCCTGATCCAGCAGCGTCTTCGAGTCGCCTTGAGATGTAATCGACAACTGCTTCCCTAACGTGTGCATCATCAATGTACCTTTCCGTAGCCTCTTTCAATGCCCGTTGAACAACTGAAATAAGATACATCACCTGTTCCATCGTGATCATCAATTTCAGTTCTTTCATTACCTTCACTTGTGTAGAGGCTATTGTTTGTTGTGATCCTGCTAGACTTACAATCTCTTGCCAGATTTCTTTTTCTGCATCGCTATGTTTCAAAGCCTCACTAATAAGGGATTCTGCTTCTAGCAAATTCCCACGCATAAGTTCATGGTAAGCCTCGCTAACCATCCCCCAAGCTTCCTGCCTGCCAGGATGTTCTGAAAGTCTCTCCAACAACTCCCATTTACGAGCTTCTAACAAATAAATATCAGAGCTACGATCTAGATAGCTGGGGTTATCAAGAACCACCTCTAGCTTTTCCCGTAAATTAATAGGAACAAGTTCCATCACATCTCTAGGAACACGTCTTGGAGACTGCCCACCATGATACTTACAAACAAAATTCCCAGGCTCAGCAGGTTTACCACATTGTGCTTCAGGCCAAAAATCTTCTGCCGGGGAGTCCCAATCCCCCCGCTCTTCTCGCAGCTTGCGTAGACGAGTCTTAGAAACCCCCTGACAACGGATGGTTTTTCCATCCAACATAAACCTTACGCCAGAACCCTCATTAAATCGTCGTTCACCAATTGTTGCCATATTAATCTCCTTCGTAAACCATATTACTATGATATGTAAGAATCAAAAAACCCCCATGAAGAAATTTTCATGGGGTTTCTACATTTTTCATTTCTGTTGTGCAGTAATAATAGCAACAAATAAAGTGTTTATCGCTTCCTGTAATCTCGGTAGAGGAATCTCTGTATGAGTCTTTGTATTTAACCACTCTACTATGTCAGAAAACGAATCTAGTACCTGCTGTTGCTCTGCACGCTCCGCCAAAAGCGGATCAAGATACGACAGCATTACACCCTTCCTAAAATCTTACGTGATACCTATAATGTCATTAGCGCAATAGATTCTAGGTAGAGACATTCCTAGAATCTATGTTTTTTCTTCTCTATTATTACCCCACCAACAGGGCAGGGGGGTAGCAGACTTTACAAACCATTCAACAACCAATGTCTAGCATGGTTAATATTACGAGTCGCATAGACCTGATGATTATTTGGATCGAAAACTAAGATAGGCCACTCAAAGACTCCGACACTCCAATTTTTGATCGTATAGGGATCAGGACCAGTCTTAGCAGTTCCAACCTGTATTTTCCAAACAAACGGCGATGGACGATTGCCTGCTTCTACTTCCCACACATAATGAGTATCTTCCGCAAAGCCGTAAGTGTGCTTGTCTCCCTGCACTATTACGTCAGCCATCGGAAAATTAAACAGCAGGGCGCGGGTATGTGGGTGCATCTTATTGTAGATAGAACTACCAGGAAACTCATGCGCCATAGCTATCTGATAGGTCTGAGAACCTACATGAAGCTTTACATAAGCTTGACCATCAAAGAAGGGAACATCATGCTCTAGGTAGATTCGCTTAACAGGGTTGACCCCTGTCTTTCGACTATCCCAATCCCCGCCATGCTGAGAAGCTACGCCCCACAAAAGTTTTTGCTTAGAAGCTAGCCGATCCAACATCCCCGTTAGCAACTGCCACTGTTCGGGAAGAGTATAGATCATCTCCATCGAAGCACGTTTATCAAAGAAGTCAGGACGAAATCCCTCTATATCATCCCCCAACGGCCCCCAAAACAAGTTGGGAGTATCAAGAACCTGATCCATCAAGGCACGTATTTGTTTGTAGTAGGTATATCGACCGCCCAAATGGGCACAGGAAGGAAACAGGATTCCTACTGGTTTGTCTGTTTGGAACGTAATTTCTTCGTGTGTCAGTATCGGATCAAGCGTATTAAAATACCTAGCATGTTCATCTGCCCGATCCAACAACTCCTCGAATGTATAGATTTCCTCTGGACTTTCAATTTCCCTAAAATTTTTGTACTTAATTACTCTACCAGACGACTCTAGAACGCGGCCTTTCCATCTCCGCGCCGTTCGTGGGCTTGGAGCTAAACCTTTATTAAACAAACTTGTACCGGATACTTCTGGATTTCGTTTTACATATTCGATAAATGTATCTGGAATGTGCTGCATCATTAGCTCCAATTAAAGGGCAGGTTTCGCCCTGCCCTGCCACTATAGGTTTTTATTATCCAGACGTTCCCTAACGACCCGCGAGACTTCCCTACGAACTACAGCATCAACCACATCAACATCAACCTCTGGCTTTGTAGGAATTACTTCCTGATAACGGGTTCCGCTCGGTGGTCGTTCAGTCCATGAGTCGATGACTTTCATTGCAACTAGCAACGAGATGATCCAAGGGACCAGCGTTTCCATCAAAAGCGCAATAGCAGCACCATCATCACCAGCAAGCTCACGGATACGAGCAAGAGTTTCCTCTTCTACTCCAAACACGCCTAGCAAAGACAAGATCACCACCGATGCCCCCGCCCAAAAGCGACGGTCAATCAAAACAGACCCTAGTTTGTTAATAAAAATCGTCAAACGTTCTTTCGTACTCATTTCTCTACTCCAAAGCTCTGTACAATAATCGAAAATCGTTCTAGTTGATCCATTAACCAATGCACCGCATCAGACTTTTGGTCAAAGCTTTCTTCTTCGTAGTGCATCACATACTGGTATATCCCTGCTATAGAATACTGCCCATAGTAACTCCCCTGAACACCTTCCTCTTCAAGCAGCGCATCTAGTACAGATGATTCTACAGCAAACCTCTCGCTAGATAAAAACGAGCCTGAAGGCGGAGACTTGTCCGGCTCAATGTAGTACAAACCCCCATCCGGCAAAGTTTTAGGATTCTGCCATACTAATTCAGCAGAAGTATTATTAATCACATACGCAAGTTGTTCTTCAAAATTCATAAGGCTGATGCCTCTTCTTTTTCTATCAAAATTGTCGTGTGACATATCCTGCACGGTGACTGCTCCCCACGGCTAAAGCCGGGGGCTTCTAGGACCGGAGTCCAGGCTCGCCAGCCCGCGAGCCAAAATGTTCAGAGATGCATTGAGATCGCGGTCCAGTTTCAGGCCGCAGTAAGGACAGTCGTGGACACGCACACTCAAGTCTTTCGGAACCACCGCGCCGCAGCCGGAGCATTCTTGCGTTGTGCCTCTGGGGTTAACGCGCAGCACAGCACGACCGGCACTTTCAGCCTTGTACGTGGTGAACTGCACGAACTGGCCCCAGGCCACGTCCGCGATATTCCGGTTGACAACCCGGTTTCCGTTGGACTGCATGTCCGCGATGTCCAACTTCTCAAAGACGATCAGGCCGAAGCGGTTGACGAGCTTGCGGCTCTCCTGGTGCGCGAAGTCGGCGCGCCGGTTGGTGGCGCGCTGGTAGGCATGGTTGAGCGCGCGCAGCACCTTGCGGCGCTCCGGCGAGCCTTTAGCGAACTGTTCTTTCTTGCGCTGCAAGCGGGCGATGTCCGCCGCATCGCGTTTCATCCAGCACTGGCGCGGGATACTGTCGCCGGTACTCAGCATGGCGAACGTCTTCAGGCCGAGATCCACGCCCACCACTTCAGGCGACGGGGGCAGAGGCGCGGCGTCTACTTCGCACGAAAAGCAGGCGTACCAGTTGCCTACGCTATCGCGCCGGATGATGACTGTTTTGGGTGTGCCTTCCAGGGGGCGATGCAGCTTGATTTTCACGGCTCCGATTTTCGAGAGCGTGAGCCGGTTACCGTCCAACTTCACCCCATTACCACACTGCGGATAGGTGAAACTGTCGTACCAGCCACGTCCCTTGAAGCGCGGGTAGCCGGGCTTCTCACCTGCCTTGACGCGGCGAAAGAATGCCTGGAACGCCAGATCGACGCGTGTGCACGCTTCTTGAAGCGACTGCGAAAAGGCGTTATTGAGAAATGGCTGCTCGGCTTTCCAGCCGGGGATCAGCTTAATCGTATCGAAGCGCGTCAGCGTTTCGCGGTTAATGTCCCAGGCATCGCGGCGCACTTCAAGCGTCGTGTTGTAAACCCACCGACAAGCATCCAATGCGCGCAGCAAGGCGGTGCGTTGGGCAGAAGTAGGAAAGAGGCGGTACTTGTAGGTCAATCGCATAGCCCGATTATACCATTTATGCTACAGGTTCACAAACATATGGCGCACCTTATATCCCCCTGCCTTCAGGCAGAGGTTTTACGGCGCTTTTCCGATAAAGCTGAGTTCTCCCCAGGAGCATCATCACAACACGCCCAACAGGAAGCCCCACACACCGGACACTCTTCTACCACATCACAACTCAACACTAACATTAATATTCCCTAGATAATTTCGATTGTACATATCCTGCAACAACCGCATACCAAAATACATTACCGCAAGTCTTGATAGAGTCAAATCTACCAAAACCTCGTTATTCACGTCCATAAGAATGACATTGAACGTCTCCAACGAGTTGTGCCAGATAACGAGACGGTTTAGCGCGTCTCCCTCCCGAACAACTGTTTTCCCCTCAACGTGCGCAAGTGCAGCAGCAATAATTTTGACAACGAACCCCAACAAGCGTTCAGGTTCAATGTACAGCGTCTTTTCTAGCTTTCCTTCTGGCACCAGATACAGATGCAACCCGCCCATATTAGGATCAAACCGATACTGCAATGTGTCTGCAATTTTAGTTTTATTCTGTCTGCTAGCCGTAGTAACAATCATTCTGATCCTCTGGTAGATAGTGATACACCTGGTTATTTTTAGCTACTAAAGCAAACGTCTTTGCCACGACCGGATCTTCATAGGCCATTTCATCAAACACATCTGCCAAAGTAGCAGACCATGACTCAATTGATTTTCCTACCCAACGAATCTGAAGAAACAGTCCAAACTGAAAAACCAGCATAGCAATCAACAAGCCTAGTTCCATTGCTGTCTCCTGTCTCTGCAAGGAAGGAGAGGTTCGCCAAACGCACAAGCCATAAGGAGAACGGAAAAGGAAAGCGAACCTCTCACAAACACCAGTATATCACGGAATGAAATGTCTGTCAATACCAAACAACAAACCTAGATTTCCATTATACCACACTACCATAGCATCTGTTTCTTGCAAAAAGAAAGCCAGCCCCTCTAACGATTCAATCTCTACAAACCAGCCTTCCCTTTCAGAATCATATTCTTCTACATCAAACCTCAAATCATCCAGCAGTTTGTAGTTATATCGTTTGGTTTGGTATACGTCCTTATAGGCCGGGGGAGCAGTACGCCGCTGGCTAGGATAGGGATAATCAATAGATCCTTCCAGAATAATAAATCTCATTCAAGTCTCCTAATCTCGTCGTCAGGACAAACCATTGAAAAGAAACGTTCTTCCACCACCAAAAACTCACCGTAATTCAGTTTACGCCGATCTCCGTTAATCCAAACTTTTGAATTACTTATCGAATAAGGAAACCCAAGAATTGTTCCATCCGTTTGAGTAGTCTGTCCATAAAGATGCAACGACCAACATTCCGACGCTAAGTCATTGTATGTGGCAGAGTTCATCACCACCACAATACCAGGATTCTCTACCAGCTTTCCCTGGCTTTCTATAAAGCGGGGAACGGCATGTCGGTTGAGATAGGTTTCTATACTACTCAAAAAATCACTATAAAGACTCATATTCCCAACACCTTCCCTAAAGACCCGCCCAAAACCTTTTGTAAAAGCGTATCTCTAGCGTCTGTGTATTGTTCTATTTCTTTCGTCTCTGCCGGAGATCGATCAACAGAAAAATCAAGATCAGAGATTTTAACGACAACTGCATGAGGGTTTTTTGATACCTGCTCAATATATTCAAAATAAGATTGGTTAGGCTTTCTTGTTAGTGCAACTACCGCATCCACCACATCATCAGGGAACTCCTTACGCAACCGCTCTTCTGTAATGTCCGTTCTTTCTAAAATACCATGAAGCACCGCAATCGTAGACAGCTTTTCATTGTTCTTGATTGCTAGATTATTCATCACATCTATAGCATGAAGAATAAAGGGCCTTCCCCTCTCATCTTCATCACAATGATAAATAGCAGCGAACATAATGGCCCTAGCCAGCATCCGTTTTTCTCTCCACATAATATCTCCATTATACTTGTATCTGCCCACAAAGTCAAGCAATGTGGGATAACTTTGGCAAATGTGGGATAATGTGGGATTCCCCTAACAAAGACAAATAATGAGTCACTTACAGACTCTTTTACTTTAGATCATACACAGACTCTAAATACAGACTCTATAATAATAAATACTAGAATCTTTATATTATAAGTATTTATAAAGAGTCTTTTAGAGTCTTTAAGATTCAAAATTTTAGGGTTTTTCAAAATCCCACTTTCCCACTTCAGTATACCAAACTATCCCACATTTTACAAGACTCTTGACAAAAATTTACGTTTGTGTTATTCTGTATCTGAGGAGAAAAAAAAAATGAAACGACACTGGATGTATTTTAAGTATGTTCTGAAACATAAGTGGTTTGTGTTTTTGGCAGGCAGGAAACTGAACGTTCCTTTGTGGTGCTTGTTGTTACATGATTGGGATAAGTTTACTCCTGGTATGTGGATACCTTATGCCAGAACTTTTCGCAAACCCAATGGAGAAGGACAATACGAACCTTCAGAGGAGTTTTATGCTGCGTGGAATGGGCATGAAAAGCGGAACAAACATCATTGGCAGTATTGGGTTTTGCTAAAAGATTCAGGGGAACTAGTGCCTCTTCCTATACCTGATAAGCACAGACGAGAGATGCTTGCTGATTGGATTGGGGCAGGCATGGCACTTGGAAAACCAGACACAAAACAGTGGTATCTTGATAATCACAGCAAAATGCACATTCACAAAGATACTAGGATGTGGATAGAAAAGCAACTTTCAATTATTTGAGTAGATTATTATAAGGCATTGTACAATGGAGAAATACCACAGCCAACTATGACAAAAAGACTACTATAAACTTATGGCAGAAGCGAATGGTTGGCCTATAGAGGAGGAAAAGATGGAAGAAGAACGTCTTACTTCTAAAGAAATTATCGATCTATCTAAATTGGTAGGCAAGGAACTAGGAAGCCGTTTTTCTGGTACTCTAGAGTATGTTTTTCAGAACGATAAAATCAATATACGGGCAAGTGGTGGACTAGGGCCTTTTAGTCGCGTCCACATTGAATACTTGTATCGGGGAGAGTGGACTCCTGTATTTGATTATGAAGGACCGCTTATGCAGGTTACACGCTTTCGTTATGGTAAATGGGTAGATATTCTTGAAGAGTTAGGCGACAAAGCAGAACGCCGCATTGAGGAACGCGAGAACGAGTTCTTTGGAGATTTGGATGAAGACTAATTATGAGAATAAAAATTTTTTTAATTAAATTGTTATGGAAAATTTCTTGTTCGATTGAAAAGAAATGCTGGCATTGGGTTGTGGATCATGGGCTGGTATTAGAGTTGTTGGGTAAGGAGAAGGAATGAGCGATAAAACTGTTGCAGTATCAGACGTTTTCAATCCCGATGCGATTCTATTTGCAGCAGAAAAGGGAAGCTCAGATTGCCAACGGCTTGATGAGAATTGCGAATATCTTGGAACTTTTGATGGGTGTCGTTATTATAAAAACTCGCCAGCCAAAAGTAAGATTCCTGATCGATGGGAAATCTTTTCTAAGTGGAAAGAGAGTATTTTAAAGAACAAAGATGGCTAATCAAGCAGGAGAACGAAGTTCTAGTACTTGGGTGTTTGTTTGTAGTGCGCCAGATGCTTATGCCGCGTTGTGGGAATTTATGGATGATAAAATTAAACGAGAACTAATCTCAAACGGCCCTATTCCCTGTGAAGGAACCTTGAAAACAGGACCGCATTGTATGGATTGCAGGTTTGGTACGGGAGAGTTGATCGATGAAGACTTTTTTGATTAGCTGGATTAAAAAGCGGATTCCTCTGTGGTTAGCCCTTTGGGGATATGAAAAAGTAAATCAAGAGGGATACTGGTACATCAAAGAGCAACAGCTAAGGAAACAGCTATAACCAGCATTTAGGTAGAAATATGAGTAAGGGCTTTCCGGCTTTGGCTGAGAGGCAGATCGTATGGTAGGTTCCTTTGGACTCACCGTCCCAAAAGGCCACTATACGATCTGCCTCATTCACTATGTCATTATTCCGTCTCATTCCTGCTGAACGCCCATACTTCTTCCAATCAGCAGGGAAAATCTTAGTTTCTAGTCCTCGCATCTTTGCTAGTTGTTCTGCCGCCCGATCTACCCCTATAGCTCCGCCGCTGATAACTACGGTTTCTTCATCCAAAGTGTCAATGAAGTTTTTAATTTTTAGTAAGTCTTTCCAATTTCTTGACCCTACTATTGCAATTTTATCCATTGTCGATCAAACTAATGAGATAATAAGTAGAGGACGCTATCACAATAATCATTCCTAATACAGCTAGAAGATACGGAAAGAACACAATAGAGGCTGCTATTACAACAGGCACAACTACAAACCACGTAGATATTGCCCCTAGCAGCTTAACCTTATCAAACTCCCACGCATCAGCAATCCAATCTAAAAGCCGTTCTATTTTATCTAGCATGTTAAATGTACTCCGTCTCTAACATATACCAGAACGCCACCAATCGTCACTCGATTTTCGCGTCAATGCCCCAGGCCTGCGCAATTTGCAGCAAGATTTCTGCTGCTGTGTCCCTGTGGCAGAACTTGCCCCGGCTGCAATAGCACGCCAGCGTCACGACGCCTTTGCCTTGCAGCCAATTACGTAACTCAGGCGCGTACTGCTTCCAGCGCGCCCGCAATAATTGTTTGTATGCTGCGACGTACTGTTCGTCGTCAATCGCCGCGTACTTCAGCGTCCACGACGGCGGTTGCTCGCCAGCCCTCTCCGCCGCCCAGCGCTTGTGCCCCCCGACGATTTCCCAGCTGGGCGCAAAGAAGCGCCCAATGCCTGTGCTCGATTTTACGGTCGTGTCAATTACTTCGGGTTCGCCAATTCTCCCTGTGCGTATAATTAGCATGCGCCTGCTCCTTTCGTAACCCGCGATGACACCGAGCGCGTTGCGGTGTAAAAAGAGAGTAGAAAAGCAAGCACTAGATTACGCATATCAATAAGGAATTGTAGTCCTACATAAACCAAAGTAATAGCCATATATCCCCCATAAATAAGAAGAAATCAGAAACTATTCGAAAGATTAATCAGCATATCCCAACTTAATTAACAAAAAAGCAAGGGCATATATAATCCCAAAAGCAGTCAAAAGCTCTAGCATAATGAGAGGAAAGCAAATAAACAAAACAATAAGACACAGAATACCGCCCACAAAGCAAGATACAAGAAGGGCCGAAAGAAAGTCGTTGTCTAACATCACACTCTCCTTTCTTACAAGTATACATTACAAGAGAAATAAAGTCAATAGACGATACAAGAGGGCCTACTAAGAAAAAGATAAGGGGTACATAAAAGAAAAGAGAGGAACGATATGGGTGGATTAGTTAAGTTTAAGAGAAAAAAAAATAATTTAATGTACTTTACGTAATTTAACATATTTATGTTTGTAAAATTTTCCTACGGGGGTGAATCCTAAATCAAGCATGTTTTGATGTGTGAGATTTACCTTACCCCGTTTACGGGTTTGGGAGATTCCATTTTTAGTATAAATCCATGTGGGTGTGGTTTTTCCTACGTAAGTCCAGCCTGAGCTTTTATAAACTTCTCCGGTATGTCCTTGCCATGTGTCCGCATACGTAACAAGACATTTCCACCTTGTATCTAACATTTTTATAGATTTACTCAGCATAAAGGACGCAGAGTTTTTAGGGGCAGAAGGAATCAAAACCATTCGTGAAAGAGAGAGAACACGATTAGGTTCTTCATAAGTAGCCTCTGCCGCACGCCGAGTAGGGGGCAACCACCAAGTTACTCCAAACAAAACATCAAACTCTTTATGAAACAATCCAAAACAAGCAACACACAGTTTACTAACACTTCTGGTATAGTGATGTTGAACTATAAGAGTTCTTCCTAATGAGGGATCAATAGGACGTACTTCCCAGGACTCTTTATGTAAGGGGCCTACAGGCAACATATTTTTCTCCTTTAAAATTTCCAAGTAAATTTCTGAATATTTGGACTTTCTAGGTTCTGGTATATCTTCCTTGTTAATAATGGTAATCATTGTTTTTTTTTTCTACAGAAACGATATTTATCAATATAGCACAGTACAATAAGAATGTCAATAATCAGGCGGTTTAAGTATGACTGAGGGTTAGTTAAGTTTAAGAGAAAAATAATTTCAAAAAAATTTTTTGTATAAAAATTGTCCAGCGCGCACATCACCGCCGCGAAACCGAACGCGGCTGGCGGGTTCGTTAGCTATTAGCACTAAGACTACAGTTACCATAATATGCCGTGTTCAGTTTAGAGTTAACTAAGAGTACAGACACCGTTATACTACCTCTTAAAAACCTATCCACACGTTCCCTAGAATCATAATTTTAGGAAGTGCTAACCGGGAGATGGAATTTAGGAACACCTAAAATAAAAATTAGGCAGACCAAAATAAAAATTAGGCAGACCTAAAATAAAACTTAGGATAATCTTATAACTAATTTTGGTCTGATCCAATCAGAAGCTTTCGGCGCGCCGAATTGTCGCAAGTCTGTTTAATGCTCTATTTTCTTATTTTCTGCCATATTCCCTAACTTGATTTTTAGGTTTGCCTAATCCTCTTATTGGCTATTCCCTCATTTGATTCTTAGGTTTGCCTAATCTTTAATACCTTATTATATTGCCAGTCTTTGGATAGTTCACATGTGAACAGTATACATATACTCTATATCTCTATAAGGTTTAATTGGTTTAGATATAAACGATCTTATCGCGCTTTGGCGTTACAATCTGGCTATTATCACGAGTCTTTATTTTCGAGAATAGGTTACGCTTTAACGCGGATAAAATCCTATTATCGATCCTGTGTTTTAACATTCGCAATTTTTGGGAATGGAGCAAATTAGAATGTTAAAAAAGTTTGAATCTGCTAACCTTTGAGGGAAAAACGAATGTTAAAATGGTTTGAATCTGGTTAGAATATCTGTAAGATACTTGAACACCTAGCTAAATCTGTGATAGGATGTAAGCGCAATTGAGCAAGCGCACATTAAAAATAGCGCCGGCGCGAAAGTCTGGGGCGATGCAGGAAGCGCCAAGAGATGAGCTTACCCTCAGGCGAGTAGCAATGACGCAATACGCATACGCAACCTTCGGGGGGCTTTCGTCTAGCCAACGAAAGCTGAGCCGTACGGGGGCTGTAGGAAACTAGTAGACTCGTCCAACCTGAGATCGCACGAGTCTAGAGTAAATCCTAATGGTTGGGGGCCGGGCGGCCCCTCGCTACTAACTGGATCCCATTAGCCTTACTCTACTAGCCAAGTGAGCAGATAGCCATATCTGTTATGTCACGCTTGGCTAGCCTAGTTTCCGGCGGCGCAAGCGATTAGAGACCTCTCTAATACGCACGCGCACCTATAGCACGGCAAACCAAGCGCTGAAAACCTGTTAGGTCGATGAAAGCATACTACACTAGCCAATAGCAGAAGTCTAGACAAACAGCCTAGAATCGGCGGGATCGAAAGTAGCCTAATCAATGGCTAGCCTAGCCGATAGTGCATACTGGTGAAAGCGATGACAATGCTAGCTAGTGCAAGTGCCTAAACGCTGACAGTGATTAATCTAAGTGCGATGCTAAGCCTGGCTATAGTTGTTTTGCTTGTTTTCCCCAACACTCCTCGCAGATAAACCGTACCGCACGATATTAGATGATCAATTGCTTAACTCCCGGCGGCTAGGTTATAGGCTATCCTATACCCCAGTCTAAGGGACCAAGTTAGGCATGAGAGACTCTATTATCTGGTATAGTCGACTCTGTTAGGTTATGCTAGGCCAAAGCTTAGCTGATCCGCTATAGTGGGATAGCACACTAGGATTAGTTAGGCTAGGCTAGTATCTCCCATATCTTATAGTGCCGATAAAATAGGTTATCGGCACTTAGGCTATAGGAGACCATAACCATACAAAGGAGAAAGGGCGATGAAGCTACAGAAGGTACAGAAGCTACTGACGGGCGAGTACCGGGAATTGTACGGGGGGCATGGTGTGTGGTGGGTATCCGTGAGGTGGGAAGAGGGGCGGCTCATCAGTGAGTGGTGGGCAGACGGATTACCGGCGGTGAGCAGACCGGTGACTAAGGCTGAGGGCGCGGATGATGTGGAGAGGATAATTCGGTCGGTGTGCGCAGACTTCCGCAAGGTGCGGGGTCTGGCTTGGTAGATAGATTAGCATACAGGAGATCAAAATGGCACACTATTTGGTCGGTACGAATACCCGCGGGTATTTGCCCGTGGGCGATCCCATCGAATGCGAGACATTGATCGAAGCTAAGCAAGCAGCACGACAGGAAGCCCTTTACTTGGCTGAAGAGACCAATAATAAGATCGAAGTTTGGTCATCTCTCAACAGTATCACCAAGCGCGATCTTGTGAACTATGGTGTACCGATTACTTACGCGGTAATCGGAGACATCGAAGTTTGGATCGCCATTGAGTCGGATTAGGGCAGTTAAGGCGTACAAGCGATCTTGTACGCCTTATAGTGTTCTAATCCCATAAGGGATCAAATAGGAGACTATGCTATGAAACTCACGAATGAAGTAGCGGTATACGTCCCATCTACGCTTGGCGAGTCTAACGCCGATCCGGCGCTGATCTCACGTATCGTTGATCAGGCATTGACCGATCTTAGTGTCGTCAATGGCGGCGCTACTGTGACTAATGGGATCGGCGCATGGCTATCTCATGACGGTAAGCTCGTAAAGGAGTCTGTGACTATCGTTTCCAGTAATTGCGAGACGATCACATTACAGACTCTTAGAACACTCGCAAAATTGCGAAAGACTATACGCGAATCGATGAAACAAGAAGCCGTTACTGTAAGGGTTAACGGTGTTCTCTATATCCGATGAGACTAGCTAGTAGCCATAATGGGAATTATGGCTACAATGGTAGCCTTATCAATCATAGCCAATAGGAGAATCTACAATGTTCCGTATGATCGATGGATTAGATGACGTCCCAACGGGGGAGTATGCTTGGCAATATTTTAAGTATACGCCTGAATCGGCACCGATCCAATCGCAATATTGGATCGATCCATGGGGGAATGTCTACCCCGTTGATTGGCACTACGCGTCAGCACCAGAATTGATCATTCGGCACTTCGGCAAAGATAAGCTTGACTCACTTCGTGATGAAAATGGATACTGGAAAATCACCCCGGTTGATTTTCTTGAAAATAATCGATGGCTCCACGTATCCTATATTGGCGTTTTTGGTGACTACACTCAACGAGGGTATGAGGCACTAAAAACATTGCACCAAAGGATGTCTGAAGCGAACGGTAGCGGCCGCGTACGGGATACTCTGAGGCATATTGCGGTGTATGTTACGTAAGTTAAGGACAGTTTCAATGCCCTACACTGTAGGGCATTGGCTAGTGTCTTTAACCTATAGGAGAATCTACAATGACACGGCATGAAACGGGGGCGTACGGGGAACAAATTGTACAGACTCTTACCGCTGGCAGGTTTGGTAAGCTAGGACGTGATTCGGATATTGTCCTGGCTAACGGCACTCAGATCGAAGTTAAGACCGCACGTAAAGGTAAAGATGGAAAATATCGGGCGCGATTGTACAAGCCCGGTAGCCAAGATCATCGAAAGTCTGATTTTGTCGTGTTTGTCCTGTTAGATGACGGGGTATACTTTTACGTGATCCCTACAGATGACATTAGAGATCGCGTGCAATTGACCATTACGAGCCATCCTAACACCTATAACGGCAAATATGCACAATACAGACAGGAGAGTCTGGCATGGTTAGCGCATTGATCATCAGCGTATCCCTGATCGTGGTGGTGAGTCTATTGCGGCGCATTAGACTCACTAATTATACTCTCGAACAATCTGAATCCGAACGACAACGTGCCTTAGTCCGCCTGGAAGAGTATCATCACGATCTCAAATTACTGTCATGTTTGACAGTCGAAGAGTCTGGTCAAGTGTCGTTTTTGGCACTTGTGCCAGATGATACCGCTACCATAAGGTTCAACGAATACGTGATCGACTACAAATCGCTACTGGAATTTGAACGCGGCGATAGTGACTATATCACAGTCTATAACTAAATTGTAGATCAGTCTCACACACACAAGATCGCTTGTGTGTGTTGGCTGGCATACAATTTATAGGATATGCCATAGCATAGGAGACAAAATCATGAAGATATTAGAATTTCTTTATCGCTTGGATCGCATTTTCCCTAATGCCTACTTTAGTTTTGCTCCTGGCTGCAAGGAGCCGGGCTATGATGACAAACCAGTTATCATGGCGGATTGGAATAAAGTCCCAAAACACGTTTTTGACAAGTTAGAATCTCTTGGCTATGCCTGCGAATGGTTGGATGAATGGGCTACATGTGCTGAATGCAATAAAGCCGTTCGAACGAGTCCTAATTCGTATGACTGGACTTCAGCGTATGTTATCCAAGACGGTGATCTCTTGTGTCTAGATTGTGTCGATGCACAGGCGTACTACGAATCCATCGAAAATCGTTCTGATGTTGCTGCTAGTAATGAATTCGCCCACCATTACAAGCCGGAAGATTACGGCTATGTTAAAGTGAATGAAGATCATTACATTAATGGCCTTCACGGTATCGTAGATGATCCAAAGCAGATTCTAGGTGATCTTTTGAGCGACGATCCTGAAGGACGATTCGTTTTTACACTGGACTATACGTCACAATTCGAAGTCGGGTTCAGTGTATACCGCAAAGTCGTTTAATTAGTGTTTACTACTTAGTGTATACTTAAATTTATTTTTCTTTGAATGTGTTCTGCTAAATCATAGGAGCGTATCATGCTTAACATTTTCCGCCGTAAAAACAAATCAGTAACTAATAAGCCGATCTTTAAGGCGTCATTTGACACTACTGGCGTAATCACCTTACGCCACAATGGCGTAGTAGTTTGTCAAGGTGATATTCACGTCTTTAATCAATTCTTACGTGCCAATAAAATCCCGCGCGACCGCATCATCTGGGGCGAATATGACTCAATTAAAGAGTCATATTGGAAAAGTCGATACAATTGAACTAATTAGAACACACAAACGTACCAGTGTAGCGATGCTTTGGGTGAGATTCCTATGCTACACTCCTGCCTTTCAGAGCGGCAGGGTATAGGTATCTGGTTTGTGTGTTTTGATTAGGCCCATCCTTATTGATAAGGAGTAGTAAGCTCATAATACTTAATTATACTTATATTTAATTTTTACTAGGGCATAGCGTAGCCTTTACGCTAATAATCATATAAAGGAGAATACAATGAATAACGAAGGCTTCAAGGGTGATAAACTTACCTATCCAGAAGGCACGACTCTTTGGGTACTGTGTAATGACTCGTTTATGTCTGGATGGGGAAGGGCTGGGGGCGTTATTAATACCCTTATTTTCCCCTGCAAAGACCTAGCACAAGCGAACATTGTAGCCGATAATGCGAGACGCAGAGGCGATCAGAAATACGTGAGGATCGTAAGTCGCGCGCCCCGCCTGCGCGGCGGGCATTACTACCAAGTTAAAACCATTGACGAGTACCCTATGTGGTACAAGTACGGGGCGTTTTAGTAGATCGATACTGTACATTACAAGTCCAGTAATGTACAGTAATGGGTCTATTATGGCGTTTATCTCGATTTGTTCTATACTGGCGAGAGTGACATTAAAATCGATAATGTGTCACTAGGCGCAAGTATCGGAGAAGGAGAGGGTACAATGTTAATGATGATTAACTACTCCACTAGTACTGCGGTGATTATGTTCGCCGCGTACACTGTTATCGTGCCATATCGTATTGCTTCTAATTTATCCAGAAGCTTAGGTATGGCCAGTAATACATTCGCTACAAAGTCCGGTATCCTGCTAATTTGGCAAAGGAGTACACAATGAATCGTATAGCCGTCTGTGAAGTATATTATCTAATCGAGGCGCTTTATAACGTCGGCGGGATCGTGCCCGAACGACCTTTAAATGCGCGACGTAGGGCACATCCCGAAAGCATCGGCGCACAATTAGCCCGTATGGGGTTTAAGCCCTCTCCGCTTCTCAGTATTGACCGACTGGATGAGGAACAACACAAATATTTCCGTACCCTATTATCGCGGTGGGGTATTAAATAATCTTACGTACATACTTATTACATACTTATACTTACTTGTTTATACTTAAATTTAATTCTTTAATGGCGCGAAAAATCCGCCTATATATAGATACATTATACAAATCGGCGTATCCTGTTGGATAAAAGGAGATTCAAATGTACAACAAAGGTGATCAAGTTGAAGTCTTGCGTACCGGCTCTCGTATTTATGCTGGTACATGGAAAAAGGGAACCGTGATCGAATCTACTCCAAGCGCTACAGTAGTTAGCGTGGATTGTGGTAACAACCAAAGTCTGAAATATACGATCAAATCACAAGACGTTGATATTTATATTCGCCGTGTGAGTTAAGGAGAAAATAACGTGCCTAACCATCAAGCGAAAGACGATCCCGACAATCTCTTCCCGATCCTATGTATTTATGACTGGTATGACTAATCATACCTACCTCTGCACATTGGAAATGGTGTGCAGTATTGGGATGAAAGTAAAGGAGTGTACCATGCCTAAGAAAAATTCGGTTGAACGGCGTATCCTAGACACACTGATTAAAGCAGTCGAGTCTAGCGGATTGCTGCCCTGGCAACGTCCGTGGGTTGTTGCCCATCCTATCAATCTTGTGACATACAATGCTCACAAGTCCGAAGGCACACCGGAAGAAGTGTGTATTAAATACGGTTATAAGGGTATTAATCCCCTGCTCCTGTCACTGTCTGAATTTTCCAGCCCCTTTTGGTTTACCTACAAACAGGCTACCGATTTGGGGTGGCAAATCCGCAAAGGTGAGAAGTCTTCTTTCATCGTTTACTGGAACATTTTTGAGAAGACTGTCACCGATGATGACGGGGATGATCGTATCGTTAAAATCCCGTTCCTTCGGTATTATAACCTGTTTAACGTAGAGCAGGCCGATCCTGCTGAGGGTAAAGAACCTGCCCCTATTCCTACGATTACAGATATTGATAAGACAGACCGCAAGCGTGATGATATTAAAGAACTACTTACAGCGTCATGGCTTGCGCCTACTACCTTTAAGGGTACACAAGCAGCGTACATCCCATCACAAGATCGGATCGTGATGCCCCCAGTGGATGCTTTTAAATCCTATGCTCATTTTTATTCGACGTGGGCGCATGAGGCAGTGCATAGTACCGGACACATCGACCGACTAGGGCGAGAGGGTGTTGTTAATCCTTCATTGTTTGGTAGTGAGAAATATGGGTTTGAAGAGTTGATCGCGTGTGTTGGTCAAGCGATGTTCTGTGCACGAGTCGGTGTGCAGAATGAGGACATGAATAAAAACGACGCAGCGTATCTCAAAAACTGGTTGCAAGTATTGAAAGATGATCCCCGCATGATCGTAAGGGCTGGATCACAAGCGCAACGTGCAATTGATTTTATCTTCGGTGACGACTCTCCCCGCTAAAGCTAAAGCGGGGAGCTTCCCAGGGCACGCTCGCCGCAACCGGCCACGTTACGCTCTGGCGGCCCCGTCCGGGCCGGGTTGACCGCAAGCATCAGGATATTCCGAGGTTACACTGCCCATCACCGCGATCCATCCGTTGCAACAGCATCGCCGTTCTGAGCTTCGCGGGACACGTTTGACCCACTGGCCTGCGTTTCGTCCCGCGCGCCCGGTACAGGCGCTTTCAACCCTAAGCGAAGGATGTTCTTCGCTGCGTTCACGTCGGCGTTTTCTTCATGCCCGCACGAAAGACACCGGAACCGCGCTTGTGTTTTACGATTTTCGGCGTCCACTACGCCGCACTCGGAGCACGTTTGACTCGTGTACGCTGGCGGCACCTTGACCAACTGGACGCCGCGCTCGGCACACTTGTATTCGAGCAGTTGCCAGAAGGTCGCAAAGCCGGCATCGTGCGCGCTCATGGCGAGACGCTTGTTTTCGATCATGAAGTCCAGCGTCAGATCTTCGATGGCGATCAGCCCGTAGGTGCTCGTGAGCCAGTCGGTGACGGTGTGCCAGAAATACCACCGCTGTTGTCTGATTCGGTCCTCCAGCTTGCGCAACTGGCGCTCGGTTTCCTGCATGCGCGTGGACTTGTGCCAGATGAACACGCCGGGTTTGGGCGTGCCGTCCGCATTGTAGTTCTGCGGGTTGTTGGCGCGGCGCTGGCGGTCCAGCTTGCGCATAAGCACGCGGCGCTTCTGCTGCCCTTCCCGATACCAGCGCGGGTTATCAATGGTCGTGCCGTCGCTGAGCGCCAGCAGGTAGACCATGCCCACGTCAATGCCAACGGCGGGCTTCTGTGAAGGTTCCGGCTCGGCGTCGGGTATTTCAAGCTGGAGGGCGGCGTACCACTGGCCGCGCCGGTTGCGCAGCACGAGCACGTACTTGATGACGCTCAGGGGCGGCAGATCGCGGTGAAAGCGCAGACGGATGTCACCACAGTTGGCGATGCGCAGCTTAGCCCACCCGTCCGACGTTTCGATGAGTTTGCACCCACTACCGTACTTGTAACCCAGGCTGCGGAAGTGGTAGCGCCCCTTGAAGCGCGGGAAGCCCGGTGTTTCGCCCGCCTTGACGCGGCGGAAGAACGCTTTATAGGCTTTGTCCAGGCGGCGCATAAGGTCATCTACCGTGTCATAGGGCAGCAGCCCGAACGTGTCCGGTTCCTCTTTGCGCAGTGCGCACCAGTGATCACGCAGGTCATACAGGCTGATGCTCTCGCCGCGTTCCTCATACGCTTCCTTGCGCATGGCGAGGGCACCGTTGTAGATTTTGCGCCCCTGCCACAGCAGGAAGTCGAACGTCCGCGCTTGCGCCCTCGTCGGATACAGCCGGTACTTGTACGTCCGAATCATCGCCGCCCCAGAACAGAACACCCCGCCGAAGATTGTGTGTTGTCTAGGCACACGCGCGCGGCAGGGTGTTCCGTCCACAATCATAACGCACGTATCATGCCTAGACAACATTAGTATACCGCACATTCGTTCGCAAAGCAAAATCAGAAAGGAGGCAAGCGCCATTCCCAACCGGGCTAAAACCCGGTGTCCCCTGGCGCAATTTCGATGGGCACGTTAAGACATATGAGGATACAAGCGACAAAGAAGTTGAAGAATAGTTGCATGATATTCACAGATAAGAAAACAAAACTATCCGTTGACGTATCGCCTAAGCTGGCGCAGGCATATCATATCTTGCGCCAGCATAACAAATATTTGACTATCGTCTCGGAAAACTATATACTACCAGAAAAAACGGCGTATGATATGCTAGCATGTTTGGGGTATGAGTATGTAAATAATGGCTGGAATAGGTCGTCTTGAAAGCCTGCCTAAGCGGTGTTATACAAAGGAGAACAAATCATGTTTTTCTTAAACGGTCAAGAAGGAAATACAAAGAAAACGTGGGCTACTAATGAGTGGCCCCTTACTACTGTCGATGCGATTGCCGAAGTAGTCCGGCCCCTGTTGCCTTATTCCTCTACTCTAGTAGACAAAATCTACACCGTTCTGGCGGCTATGCCCCTTGACATGCGCCCTGGTAAGGCATTTGCTAAGGCGTTCTATCAACACAATCAGATCAAACTGAGTGCAGAAATTAAAGCACAGATCGGCCAGCTTCTTTCATCTTTCGTAGACGAAAACCTAACGCTGCGTCTCACGTTGGGATGCCGCGGTTCTTCATGGGAGTATTACCACGAAGATAGTTGCTGGTGGGGCGACTTCGAAAGAAGCCGCGATGTATTGGAACACAACGGCGGGGGTGCGATTCGCGCCTATAATGAAGATGATGAACTAGTTGGAAGGGTATGGTTCTTGCCGTATGAGGATCATATCCTTTTGTTTAATAGCTACGGGAAGGGTGCGTTAGAACATATTTATGCGTGGGGTGTTCTCGTAGAACAGGCGTTTGGGTGGAAATCCAAAAAAGTCTCTGCATATTTCAGTTGTGATAATTCCGATCTTTATGTCAACAGCCACACGATGGTGGTTGTTGGCCCTGAAATGTATGAAGGGGAAGGGCCTATTTACCCTAATATCGACGTAGATGCGCCGTATTATTACTCGTCTCCACCGGTGTATTGTTCTGGTTGTAATGAACGGGTAAGAGAAGAATATGCCTACTATCATAGACATGTGTATGGGATTGGCGAAGGGTATTTCTGTGAACCATGTCATGAAGATATTGTAGATGTTACAGCAGGCCACTATGCCGGATATGAGGCGTTTTACAATGACGTATTTGAATTAGAGTATGGCGACTTTGCCACCTGTTTGGTGGAAGAAGTTGAATACAATGATCTTGGTAACGCCTACCTGCCAAAAGACGGTGTGGAAGTTGGGGGAAGGATCTATTCTCCAATTTCCCTTCCTCTAGAACAGGAGTAAGTGCCATGTTTTATGCAAACGGACAAAAGGGTAAGGCTGGGGCTAAGACTAACTGGCCTTACCCAACTATCGTAGAGGTCACAAAACTGGTACGAGAAGTGTCCTATCTGTACACGGACTCAATCAACTATCTACTAACAAACTGCCTCAATCCAAACATGAACATTGGTAAGGCGTTTGCTAGTGCCCTATATAAACAGTTTAAGGTGTCCTTACCAGAAGATACGAAAGCCAAGATCGGCTCCCTGCTGTCAGCGGTGCCGGATGAAGACACAGAAGTTGTCCTGACATTGGGGTGTAAAGGTTCAGCACGTGACTACTATAACCCTGACTCCTGTTGGTGGAACGGGTATGCTCGTAGCCGTGATGTACTCGAATATAATGGGGGTGGGGCACTTCGCGCTTACAATGAGGATGGGACACTTATAGGACGTGCATGGTTTTTGCCTTATGAGGACTGGATCGTCGTGTTTAACTGTTATGGTGATGGCAATCTACAACATGCCCAAACTTGGGCAAGCCTTATCAATAAGGCGTTCGGGTGGTATGCTGAGGTTGTTAAGACAGATGACTTCAGTATTGCTGTTGCTGATGAAGACCTGTTCGTAAACGATGCGGCAGGAGTCATTGTAGGAACCAAGCCCTACCCCAGAAAGAAAGTCCATGTTAGACCAGATGTAAATGCCCCGCATATTTACACTAGACCTACAGTTAAATGTGCTGTTTGTGGTTTACGAGTTAGTGTTCACAACATAACTGAAATTCATAGCCCTCTAATTCACTTAGATAGTAACCTAGTATGTAATTACTGTCTCAACACTAACATAGATACCATTTCAGCAGGAAAATATGCTGGTCAACTAGCACTGTCTAGTCAGACAATATTTATGAGCGACAATCGTACCTATTACTATAAAGACCCTGAAGTATACTGTGATCCGTTTGGTTGTTGGTGTTTTACAGAAGAGGCAATCAACGTAAATGGAACACTGTATGCTCCTTGTGTTATAGTAACGGATGTGTACGGGGGTGTTCATGTGCGTGGTATGGACACCTATCAGTATTGCCTCAGTTGCGGTAAGATTTTTCCAGCAGATGATCCACATTTTACGGAGGGCTGCAATGAAAATTGAAGATGGTAAGACGGGTGTTACTACCTCGCGATCTGGTGCCTGGTGGACAATGTCCTTATTGCGACAACTTTATGACGCTTTACAAGTAGATGTCTCACCGCGGGATATCAGCCTCTCACCCTACAGTATCGAAGAAATTTTAGAAAATCTTGATCAGGATATGCGTCCTGGCAAGGCATTTGCTAAAACATTTTTCAAACTGCGGGGAATAAAACTGTCTCCCAAAACAATAGCCGAAGTAGGCAACCTCATTGCAGCACTACCAGAAGAGCCGCTTACCCTGCGTTTGACGTTGGGGTGTGATGGTACACGCGAAGAGTATTACAATGATCGAAGCTGTTGGTGGACGAATTTCCCTAGAGCGAGGGACATTCTGCATTTCAACGGTGGGGGTGCGATACGCGCCTATAAAAATGAGGAACTAATCGGACGTGCGTGGTTTTTGCCTTATGAAGATTGGATTGTGTTGTTCAATTTCTATGGGCAGGGCGCTCTACAACACGCTCAAACGTGGATGACCGTTACCAGCCAAGCCTTTGGTTGGATTACGGCTATTCAGAGTATAGATTTTGAATGTTCAAAAGAAGATTTATATGTTAACTCTCCTACTTGTGTGGTAGCAGGGACCGTCCCTGCCCCACGCATTTATGTCATCAAACCCGAACTAGATGTGCCCTATCTCTATTCTAAAAAAGAAATTTGCTGTGAGAATTGTGGGGACTGCTTTCCAGAAGAGAACGTGCGATTCATGGAAGATACCCTGATAGAACCAGGATATTACTGTGAAAACTGTGAGCGAGACTTGCTCCAAATTACAGCAGGTAGTTATGTTGGGGAGTGGTGTTTCTACAATTCAGCAGTGTTTCTTGATGATGAGATTTACTTTCACGGCGATCAAGAGATCGTGCTTGATCCGTGCGGTGCTTGGTGCCGTTGTGCTGATGCAATTCGGGTTGGGGAATTTTACTATGCCCAACAGTCTCTAGTAATAGATGAATACGGTACACCACACCCGCGCAACGGGGGTACGTGGCAGCGGTGTGGGTGGTGTGGTAAAATATACCCTAGGGGGGATGAACATTTTGCACAATGCTGCCAACAACACCTAGCAAGACGACAGCAGCGTGCAGAGGTTAGACAGGGGTTGGAAGAACGCATTACTCAAAGACTTTACAATGATATGTTGTGAAACATTCTGTTCGAAGAAGAGAAAGAAGAATGATTGTTTACGTTCTCTTCCGTGTTGAGGACGGGGTGTTTACTACCGTCCTCAACATTTCTTACACCGCATTAGACAGCCAACGTGCTATCTTACAACAAACAGGTGAAGTTTGTCAGGTTATTCTATACCTAGAGGGGATTTTTGATGAAATTTGACTATGATATGCTCAAGACAGTCTGCAATCTTCCGATTGAGGACTTCCGTGGATTAGGGACTTACGTGCCCTATTCAATCAATAGTGGGTATACATTCATTGACCGGGGTGCTAAAATCCTGGCCGTAGCACATTTGGATACGGTACAAGACAAAACTCATTTCTATGTTGAGTCGTATGATGACGTTGGAGATGTGGTCTTTTCTCCACGTCTTGATGATCGACTCGGCGTTTACCTTTTGCTCGAATACCTGCCTCTACTCGGCTTTCAGTATGATATCCTTTTGTGTGAGGATGAAGAATTTGGCATGAGTACAGCAGCAGGCTTTGATCCTTTTGATGATCAGATGCCTGAGTTTGGTAAGCGATATAACTGGATGTTTGAGTTTGATCGGGGTGGATCGGACACCGTACTCTACCGCTACCACACAACAGAACTTGCCTCGTGGCTAAATCAGTGCGGTACTCAAGTTGGGTATGGTTCCTATACTGATATTTGTGAGCTAGAGGACCTGGGTTGCAAGGGTATTAACTTTGCAACGGGGTACTACAGCTACCACCAGATCAATGCCTATGCCCTGATCGAAGAGACTCTAGCAGGCGTTGATGCGTTTAAAAATTTCTATCAACGATTCAGCCACAAACACCTGGATCACGTCAAGCTAAAGTATTCCTGGAAGTCTCGGTACGATAAGTGTGGCAAGTACGGAGAAAATGATAACGAGTATACATGGAATAAGTGGGGCACAGTGATGTGTCCTAACTGTAAGGGGCACTATGATTCCGAAGATGAGCGGGTGAACATTGAAACCTTCGGGCGGTGTGGTGCCTGTATGAAATTTCTACCTGTAATCCACTCCGCTACCTGCCCTTTTTGCCAGCGTAAATATACATCGCAAGAACACATAAAATCAATCACAGATGCGGGTATGTGCCTAGACTGTATGGACGAAGCTCTAGAGGACATGTGGCGGCGGGGAGAAGAGGACTAATCCTCTTTCTCTCCCACCACAAAAGCCACACCGTATCCGTGTTCGGGAAGGTAGTTGACGACAAACACAAAAGAAATGTCGGTGGTTTCGGCTGTCTCCTGTGCGTTCCTTAGCAGGGACAGCCCTAACCCCACCGCCCAGCCAACATGGTCCAGGCTGTCTTTTGTTAGGGTGTTGTACAAGGTCTTGCCCTCTAACAAAGCAGTCCTGGCTTGATTAAGTACCGAAATTTCTTCGTCTGTCAACAAAGAACGATCTGTAATCTTGAAAATGTCTGGTCTAACTGCCACCTAAATCCACCTTTAACTAAGTCTGAAACGTATAATATTAATAGTTTAAAACTAATGATCTGCTATAAGACTCTTCTTTGTTAGTTGATCTACTATAAGACTCTTCTTTGTTAGTTGATCTACTATAAGACTCTTCTTTGTTAGTTGATCTTTGTTAGTGTATTATATTTTCTTCTTCTTTGTTAGTGGAGTCTAGATTCTTATATTAGAATCTTTTATATACTCCTACGGAGTATAAAAACAAGGCCATCCCGATCCCCGCCACCACCCACAATTATGTAGGATACTCAGGACTAAAAACTTTGTCAAGAGCAAATCAGGTTTTCTAATCTAATTCTAATGTTCTACTCATCTTCCATTAATCTTTTGCGGTATCCTAATAACGTGGTATACTGAACAAAAATTTTGGAGATGAGACATGAGAAAATTGTTCCTGCTTTTGGTGGTGTTGTTTCTGTCGGGTTGTGTGGGTGGTCGCTATGTGTTCTACCAATCACCAGACAATCCCGAACAGATTCCAACGGGTGTTTATGAGGATGCAGGGGTTGAAGTAGAAATACGTAATCTAGAAACAAACACACCGTACCCGACCTACACGTCCTATCCAACTTACACCCCCCTGCCCACTTACACCGCCCAACCAGGACTGCCAGAGCCTACACAGGACAGCGGGATCACACCTTCGCCTACTAGTAGCGCTGGCAAGGCATGCCTAGCGACAAGCAGCACGGCCCTGAATTTACGAGCCGATCACACGGTTAATTCTGCGATCATCGACAACATCGATCCCGGCGTGCGAATGGAAGTTCTCAGCATTTGGGTGATCCGTGACGTAACCGACGAATGGCTTAAGGTCCGAGCGGAGACGCGATCCGGCGTCGTGCGTGAGGGGTGGATATTCCGAGGTTCAAGCGTCTATTTCGGGGTTGATGACACTTTGGATTTGTGTTGGGACGTGCCGCTCGATGGCCCTGGGGCGAACGTGCCGACGCCCGCGCCGACCGCGACACCCGTGCCGGGGCCGACCTGGACACCGGTCCCCACCGGCCCGGCGCCAACACAGTGCACGTATGTGCATCCGTCCGCCACAATGTCTATCCGCTCGACCTGGAGCACGTCCGGCACGCGATTGGGATTACTGCCGCCGAACACGCGCGTTGTGGTCGGGCATATCTATCCAGACACTGCGCAAGAGCGCTGGGCGTATATCACCTATCAAGGTCTGACGGGCTGGGTGGCGGTGCGCGCGGGCGGTATCGAGTACGGGCGCCTGGAGGGTAACTGCGCACAAGTGCCGCGCTATCAGCCCCAGGTGCTAGTTGGCCCGCACCTGCTGGTTGGCGTGCAGGGTGATGTGGTGGGCTATGGCTGGGGCACGCTCAAGTGCCTCAACCACACCGAGGCGCTGTGTTTGGCCGCCAAAGCCGCGCGCCCGCAGACGGTCATCGTCTACCGCACGCTGCACGTCAGCGATGGCATGCGGGACTGTCCCAGTTACAATGAGTGGCTCAACCCGGACGACTGGTACCGCAAGGTCATCCCATTTTGGCCTGCTGGGTTTGACTACTACGAGGTCATCAACGAGTGCTGGCCGCCATCGATGCGCGTGATGGTCGATTTTTCTATCCGCATCGCGCAGCTGGCGGCACGGGATGGGCGCGCCATCCTGGCCTTTAGCTGGTATCCGGGTGCGCCGGAGATTGCGGACTGGGATGTGCTATACGACTACCTGGCCTGGGCCGACGCCAATCCGCTGCCAGACGGGCGGCATCACGGCATTGCGCTGCACGCGGCGGGATACGCGCCAGCGGACCAGGTGCCGCCGGGGTCGTGGGTCAACGACCCGTGGATCGCGGGGCGGCACGAGTTGGTCAACGCGCGGCTGTTGCAGACCAAAAACTATTCGCTCAAACAGTTTCAAGGGCCAATCGTCATCACCGAACTCGGATGGGATGATGGCTACCAGAGTACCTCTATGGGCGCGCTCGGCTGGGACTGCGCGGCATACGGGCGCGCGGTGGCGCGCACGATAGAGGTGCTGTCGCAACAGGGTCTTGTAGACGGGTTTCACGTGTGGAACTTCGGCAGCGGCGGGACAACGAAGTGGGTGGACCTGTCGCGGTGCCTGCCGCAGATTGCGGCGGCAGCGGGGGGAACGGCATAGGAATCAGAAAAACCTGCGCGGAAGCCCCCACCTAAGGGCGCGGGGAGTGTCACGCCTAGACAGCATCAGCATACCATACATTCAATCAGCAGAAGGAGGCAAGCGCCATTCCCTGCCGGGTTAAAGCCCGGTGTCCCCTGGCGCAATTTCTATGGAACGCATATTAGAAGTGGATCGTAAATGGAAGGAACGAAACGAGCGTATTCTAATGAGGAATGGACCGACTGCATTAGATGAGTATCTAAGGCAGGAAGCGAGGCGTATAGAATCTTTGCGTAGGGAAATGGAAAAGCGTGGGCTTGAGGTTGATCAAGTCACTTGACAATTAGTTAGTCTTGTGGTATGCTGGTCTAAGATAGGCCAGCATTTTTATTAGGAGAATGTTATGAAAACCCTACTCGAATGGGTGTTAGGCATTTCTGTATGTTCGGTAATTCTGTATGCTGGCTACGAGAATCCAAATAGTTATGTAATGTTGGGAATGGTTGTGACTGTGGTGGTGTCCAGTCTTTTGCTTACCAAACGGGCCTGACAGGTTTCGATGGCGGGGAGTCTTGCAGTTGGGTGTTAGGCTCCCCGCTAGACCTACGTTCAATTCGTAGCAGGTCCACCCGTATCCTTATCAGTAAGGAGAGATGCAGAAGAAGATACCCGTACTGCGATGCGGGGTAAGCTGATTGACATCTTACAGGCAGCGCGAGAACACGGCTATGTCGTGGCTGTGGGTGGCGCTAAGTTCTAAGGAGAGCAGCATGGTAATCGTCATGGTAATGAAGGGAAAGCCCGTACAGTATTTCTTGTATGAAGATCAGGGCGCAGCCGAAGATTGGGTACGGGATAGAAAACGTGCCCTATTAGGGACACTGGTAGAGGATTGGTTGATCCCTACAGACTATGAAATCTGGAAGAAACGGGGTGATTTTCTTTTCCTTACTGATAAGGAAGTTGATGAATTGTGGCCTCGGTTTGGTAAGTATTTCTCAGAAGACTTTATCATTCAGACAGCGGAGATTGTAGGATAGGATGCAAATAAAAATTGTGCGGGTTGGTGCAGAGCCGTGTACTATTGAGGCACAAGTGAAGGGAGACTTTGCCTATCATCGAACTTACATTGAGGGTAAGGGAACCAGCCATCGACAACACGACTGGTCAGTAACCTATGTTCCTAGTGGTCGCCTAGTTTTTCGTACAAAAACAAAGGCAGCGGCAAAGACTCTTGTAGATATGTTACAGCCTCTAGAATTACAAGATATTTTCACAGAGGATGAGGTACTCAAGAACGAAATTCGTTTACAGTTTTATAACATCATGAACGAGGCGCGAAAGAAGTTCCCTGTCGCGTTGGGTAGTGGTCCTTTTTATCCTGCTAAATAAGGAGAGGGTAATGATGGTTGTGATCGTTTTAGGAGCGATTGTTGTCTATTTTGTAGCGGTCTATTTGTTTGTGTTGCGCTCACGTGATGGGGTCATTAATCTGTCTTTGCAAGAGTTGGATGAGTGGTTTAATGGCATCATTGATGACAACTTCGGGGGGCGCTAATGAGTAAACTACTTGATCCTCAAGAGTTTTGGGAGTCTATTCGTAGTGAAGAGAGTGCAGCGTGGCCTGTTGTGTGTGTTGATTTGAATGGTGTGTTGGATATTCCCTCTCGTTGGAACGGGAAGGTAGAAAAGTATCCAGTTGCACCAGGGGCCTCGCTGTTTCTTTCCCGGTTGCGTCTTCATTTTAATACGGTCGTTGTATTTACAGCTATTATGCCTGTTGAATTTGCTATAGAGTGGTTAGAAGAACACGATTTACTAAAGTATGTGCATTTCGTTACTAACTACAAAATTCCCGCTGCTGTATATATTGACGACAAAGCCGTTTGTCATTACGGAAATTTTGATGATACGCTACAGCGTGCTATTCGTCATGTTCCGCATTGGCAAAATCATAAACGCTTAGAGCGACCACAAGAGGTAGAACAATTTATTTCTATCTACGACAAAAAATCCCAAATCACTGGTGGGCATAACGTTTTAGAGTTTGCTGTTGTTCAGTACATTAGACAGCTAGAGGGAAAATTACATGACTTGGAGAGCGGTATATGACAAGATTGGCTGTTTAGAAGAAGACGAATTACTATGGAAACTAATCCTACATGAAAAGGATCGGTTTATGTGTACACTGGCACAAGCGTCGGATTTGTTGGAAGGGGAGCGGTATCTCGATCATACAGCACATGCAAAGGCTATGATGTATGCTGTTAATGAGGGGGAACAAGGAAAGCCACTAACTTTGTACACGGTGCTTAGAATACACCAACTTGCCTTTCCGTATGGTGGTCACTTTAGGAATTGTACTCCCATTATCTTTAATAGTTCCTTTGAGCCACCTGCCCCACCTATCGCTCCCCATGTACAGGATTGGATCAAACGCTATTGGGATGATCCCCTTGCAAATGCAGACATAGAGTATTATGATATAGTTTTAGCACATATTCGGTTTGAAGAAATCCACCCGTTTGTAGACGGGAACGGTCGGGTGGGACGGATTCTGAACAACTACATGTGCGCGTATGCGGGGCTTCCTTTGTTGAATATCTGTGATAGAGAAGCCTATCTAGACTGTATGCGTCGTGGGCATATACAAGATTTAGTCCAGCTTTTTAGAAGGAGTGCGGTATGAGAACCTATGAAGAGAATAGACTAATTGCAATCAATATGGCAGGTATCATTTGGTTGCGAACGTTATTAAGTGACGTAGAATCTGATACAGATTTAATAAATAAAATGTTCAAAGATTTTCTAAAAGGTTTTTATTTATCGCTAGCCACAAGCGAAACATTGGATATTGCCGAAGAACGTTTGGACGGGGTTTTTCAGTATATTGAATTAATGGGCGTAGATGAATCTGTACTTGAGGGGATGCAGAAAACCCTTAACCAGCTACAAGAATGGCTAACCATACCGGAACTAGATGAATAGTGTGAGTGATTTTCTTTACTACTTATTACTTATTTTAGACTTCCTTATGCCAAAACGAACTGACAACTACCAGGAATATCTACGATCTTCTAGGTGGAGAGGCATAAGGAAAAGGGCCTTGGAACGGGCGGGTTATCGGTGTCAGCTATGTAACTCGCCCACCAGACTACAGGTACACCATCGGACGTATGATCGACTAGGAAATGAACGGCTTGATGATCTTATTGTGCTGTGTCAAAAATGTCATACAGCGTTTCATGTACACAGGAAATTGCACAAACCTAGAAAAAGGGCTTGACAAAGGTTTTGAGGTATGCTATACTGTGTACAGTGAGACAGAAAGCTGCGTGGGTGGCGGCTAGGAAACCTTCAGTCGAATTGAGACGAGTTTTATTGTTAGTCCTTAATGCCGCCACCGACGAAGTTGAAGGGCTTGAAGTAGAGGCAACCAAACATTCATAGCGTACACTCTCCTTTTGGTTAGCCGATGAGAAAACTTTATCCTTAAAGGTTGCCTCTACTTCAAGCCTTTGCGACGGGCTTTGACCTAGACAATAGGAGTCCCCCTTTGTGCAGAGGGGAGTGCCGTAGGAGCGCAGGTAAAGGTTGCACAGCCATCCTACCTCTTGATGGTGGGCAGGAGTAAATATAATTTCATACTTATATCCCACCTTTTTTTTCTTGACAAGTTAAATGAAGTGTGTTAAAGTAAGGCTAGCGAACCGAAAAGGCGTGGTTATCCATGATCGAATACTCCACCCTTGTTTACTTGTTCGCTAAAACATGCGTGTCCAGGACTGGCAGGCGTTGGCCCTAAGCGAAGTTCAAGCCAACATCACCTGCGGGGGTTCAACTCCCTCGACACGCTCTATCGAGCCGAGGGGTTCAGGGTTACCTACATAGCGAATGTAAACCAATTCCCTACCCGCACCTTGCTCGATAAAAACTAGTAATGATGTGAGCCGAAGGAACTTGGTTATCGACTTGTAATCGACGGTTGCGGGTTCGAATCCCGTCCCTGCGGGGTAGCTTAATGTGGAAAAGCAGTAAAAAGCCAATTCCGTCCCTTGCTCACGTAATGTATGGACCGTTTTTGTCCGACTAGATAGGCGAGATAACAGAGTGGTTGGTTCCTGTTATTACTATCTGTGTCGGGCACATCGTCCGACACTTTTCATAAGGAGAATCTAATGGATTACGGAAAGTATTTTAACACCCGCAAGACCCCTCAGAGCCAACCCCTTCCCAATCAAGTGCAGAATAACGCTGGTGGTTATTCTTTTCAGGTCGATAAGTGGATGTTGCTGGATCGCTTCCTGATCCTGGGTACAGAGGGTGGATCGTATTACGTGGGGGAACAAGCTCTCACCGTTGAAAATGCGCGCGCTGCCTACGAATGTATTCAGGAAGACGGTATTCGTGTTGTGGATCGCGTAGTAGAAATTTCTGTTCAGGGACGTGCAGCTAAGAATGATCCTGCTCTTTATGTTCTAGCTATGGCAGCAGGGACAGGTAATCTAGCCACGCGACGGTACGCTTTATCATATCTTTCTGAGGTAGCGCGTACTGGAACACATCTATTTACCTTTGTTGATTACGTGCAGCAGTTTCGTGGGTGGGGTCGTGCCCTGAAAAATGCAGTTGGTAACTGGTATCTGGATCGCCCGATTGAGAAGTTGGCGTATCAGGCTATCAAGTACCGCAACCGTAAGGGCTGGACTCACGCTGATGTGTTGCGTAAGGCACATCCAAAAGCCCACAACCAGCTTCAAAATGATCTGTTCAAGTGGATTGTAGATGGTGACGTGCCTAGTATCCAACTGGTACGGGCATTTGAGGCCGCTAAGACCGCTTCGGAAGATGATCTTGTAGCTTTGATTGCACAGTATGATCTTCCTCGCGAAGCCTTGCCTACTGAAGCCCTGAACAGCCCGAAGGTATGGCGTTCTTTGTTGGTTCACATGCCGTTGATGGCCCTGGTTCGTAACCTGGGTAAGCTGAGTAATGTTGGCGTGGTCGCTCCTGGTCGTTGGGTGGAAATTGAACACACGGTTGGGATGCTGACAAACCGCCAAAAAATTCAGCAGTCTCGTATTCACCCTATTCAGGTACTTGCTGCGCTGACTACCTATTCTCAGGGACGGGGCGTACGTGGCAGTTTAACGTGGGATGTGGTACCGGAGATTGTTGCAGCACTAAACACAACCTATGAAATGGCGTTTGATAACGTAGAGCCGAGCGGAAAAAAGACACTGGTCGCGTTGGACGTGTCCTCGTCAATGACATGGGGCGAAGTGTCTGGTGTTCCGGGCTTGACTCCGCGTGTGGCGGCGGCTGCAATGGCAATGATGACCATCAAGACCGAACCATATACCCTGCCGTTGGCGTTTTCTACTGAGCCTACGCCGATGAATCTGAATAAGTCTATGTCGCTGAATGAAGTAATCCGTGAGATGGAGCGTATTCGGTTTGGTGGTACGGATTGCGCCTTGCCGATGCTATGGGCACTAGAGAACAAGGCTGAAGTTGATCTATTTGTGGTGTATACAGATAGCGAAACGTGGTACGGAAAGATTCATCCTGTTCAGGCATTGCAAATGTATCGTGAGCAGATGGGCATTCCCGCAAAGTTGGCTGTTGTAGGGATGCTGGCAAATAAGTTTTCGATTGCCGATCCGAACGATCCTGGTATGCTAGATTTTGTGGGCTTTGATACATCTGTTCCACAGGCACTAGCCGAATTTGCTAAGATGTAGGGGGAGTAATCCCCCTTATTAATAAGGGACTGTAGCTCAGCGGTTAGAGCAACCGGCTCATAACCGGTCGGTCACAGGTTCGAATCCTGTCAGTCCCATGTTCGGTTAATAATTAAGGAGATATGAAATGCCCCTAGCACAAGAAACAAAAGATAAACGAATTAAGGAACGCATCGACAGAATCCAACAGAAAGTTAATGCAGTAACAGAAGTCCTACAAGAACTAGAAGAACACTTTGCCAGCCAATATGAGATTAGTCGCGCAGAGTGGAGTGAGTTGTTTAGTTCTCTCATCAAGCGTCGTGATACAGCGTTCCGTCAGCTAGAAGACAACTGTTATGACGAGTTTAAATTCTTACTAGAGCAGCTAGAGGAGAAATAGCATGAAGTATTTTCTTGTCTACAACAGCGAACTTCACCCCTTTGCTACTGTTCAAGCCGCCGAAAGTGGCTTTTATAATCTGGCAGAGGATCATTGGCACAACATGAGCTTTCGTACCAAACAAACCTTACAAGAGTTTATTCGTATTCAGCGTGCAACAATAGTAACACCAAGAGGATCGGAGCTTATTTTGATGAGCCAGCATCGACCGTTTCATGGTTGGGTACGGACTCAAAACGCTATAAAATAGTCCTTGACTTTTAGTTACCTCTATGCTATACTCTAGGCACCAAAGGAGAATGATATGCCTGAGCCTACACAAGAACAAGTTTCTATTATCAACTTCCCTGCTGATGAACATCTAGCTGTTGAAGCGGTCCCAGGTAGTGGGAAGTGTCTGGGTAAGGATACCCCCGTTATGTTATTTGATGGGACGGTTAGAGCGGTACAAGATATAGTACCCGGCGATTTGTTAATGGGACCAGACTCAAAGCCTCGCACTGTTTTGTCTACTTCCGTAGGGTATGGAAATTTGTACAAAATTGTACCTACCAAGGGAGATGCGTGGATATGTAATGAAGAACATATCTTAACATTGGTCTATTCGGGAAAGGAAGAAGTTGAAGACGTATCTCTGTCAGAGTATTTTACTAGGTCAAGAGCATATCGTGAAAGGGCTAAGCTGTTCCGTGTTCCTGTGGACTTTCCTAAAAAAGAACTTCCTGTTGATCCTTACTTGTTGGGAGTTTGGTTAGGGGATGGACATAGAGACAACCCAATAATCACTAATAAAGAACCTATTATACAAGAGTATTGCGTAGCAAAGGCTAATGAGCTAGGAATATCTGCTATTGTAGTAGATGCTCCTGAAATAAATAGCCAATATATTTATCTAACAAACAACTACAAAGGAAATCCGTTACGCAAATTTTTTGCTTCTTGTGTTACTGATGATGGAGAAAAATTTATCCCGCAGGACTATCTTACCAGCAGCAGAGAAGATCGTTTAGATTTGTTGGCAGCCCTATTAGATACAGATGGATATTATAATGGTGGGTCCTTTGAAATTACTACCAAATATAACACCCTGAAAGACAACATATTGTTTCTAGCCAGAAGTTTGGGCTTTGCTGCCTATGCAAAACGCAAAGTAGCTGCTATCAAATCTCTAGACTTTTCAGGAGAATATTGGAGAATATCAATTAGTGGGGATGTAAGTATTATTCCCAATAAGATTCCTCGTAAACAAGCGTTTCCGCGACGACAGATTAAAAATGTGTTGCGTACAGGGTTTTCTGTGGAAGGCATAGGGAAAGGAGCATATTACGGATTTACACTAGATGGTGATGGCAGGTTTTTGTTGGGTGACTTTACTGTAACTCACAATACGTTTACCATTGCCTACCGAGTAAAGGCTTTCTTGGATCAGGGGGTTGATCCTGCTAATATTCTGGTGTGTACGTTCTCTCGCTCACAGGCAGAAGATATGTCTCTCCGTATTCTATCCTTCCTAAAGCAGCACTACCCTACTATCGGCCTATCTGCTTTAGCGAATGGGTTTGGCGAGGGCATAGGACAGATTACGACCATCCACGCTACAGCTAGACGTATGCTAATCCACTATCCCGAATACACTAAGTATTCAGAACTACAAGTTGCTCCTACATGGAAAGAGCGTAGCATTATTGAAAACTTTGTGGAAAGAATTAACTGGACGTACTACAATGTCCGAGAGAAAAAAGAAGCTCTCGTTGGCTATCAGTCAATTTTATTCTACATTAACAACGCTAAAAATGCGGGTGTCAATCTTAATGTAGCAGAACTGACTGAATACTACCTTAGTACGGGATTGGGTAGAGAACACGTTCGTAACTTGGTGTCTACCACCCTGCACTACCAACAAGAACTACAACGCAACAATATGTGGACGTTTGCTGATATGCTGTATGAGTGCGAGAAGCAGCTTCGAGAGGATGCGGCTTTCCGTTCGTACTGGCATGATCGGTTTACTCATGTGTTGATTGACGAAGCACAGGACACTAATGGACAGGCTATGCGAATTGTCCATCTCCTTAATCCTAGTAGTATTACTGTGGTGGGAGACGCTGATCAAACGTTGTACGCTTTCAATGGAGCAACACCAGATACCAACCTGCGTACAGGTTTTGATCAGCGGTTTGGCGGCGGTCGTCTTTCTATGTCAGTTAATTTCCGTAGCCAACCTAACATCCTGAAACGAGCAGGGCTTCTTATTCGTCATAACTATGACAGTGAAACGATCAAATATATGAAAAACCTACAGCCACGCGAGGGTGTAGCTGTTGGAGATGATGTAACCTTTTCGTGGTATCAAGACGCCGAAGAAGAGGCGCGAGGAGTTGTTGCTAATCTTGTTCAATACATGGAAGAAGGGCATGTCCCTGGTGACTTCTTTATCATGTCGCGCACAAACGCGCAGATGGCGTACTTTGAACTAGAACTTTTAAACCACAATCTGCCCTTTGTGAACTTGGGCGTATCTAGTTTCTTTAACCGTCCGGTGCCGCGTATGCTGCTTAACTACATGCGGCTGGCTGTTGATCCGACTGATTGGGAAGCTTTTGATATTGTCCACAACGTAGCTTCTTGTTGGATGACTAACAACCAAGGCAAACCAATCAACACACGGTTCTTAGGACAGAAATTCCTAGAGAGACTTTCCCGCACCAATGGCGATGGAACCCCTACAAACTCTCTGGAAGAGGCGTATGCCCATAAATACGATACTGATCAACGTGGGTGGACACGCTGGCAGAGGGGTGTTCAGGACTTGCAGGATACTATGCAGGCTCTTGCTGGATATGAAATGTCGCACAACGCAGGATCGTTGGCCTCTGAGATTACACGGATTGTAGTAGATAAGTGGATTGAAAACGAGTTTGGTGTTGAAACAGACGCTTCTGACGGTGCGCGGGATGATCTTCAGGTGGTGTTGGCGTTGGCTAAACGGTTTACAGTGCGTGATTTTCTTGAGTATGTGCGCCAGCTAACCGCTACTAAAGACATTAAGCCAGAGAATATGACGGACTATATTCTAATTGGCACAATCTATAAGTTTAAGGGTTTGGAGCGTCCGATAGTTTACGTGGTTGGTGCCAGTCAGGGCCTACTACCACACCGTTTCAGTTTGGGGGAAACCCCCCCGACCGATGGCTTGCCCATTCCCTCTACCGGAAGTTTGTGGGATGAGCGGAACGTCATGTATGTGGCAGTAACCCGCGCTAAAGACGTATGCCACATTTCGGGTATTCAGAACTGGGCAACTATCAAAGACCCGCTTGAGCCTTCTATCTTCGTACAGGAAATGGAGTTGTTGTAATGGGAATTAAATCACTTAACAAACGTGTGCTATCTTTAATGGACTATCTAGAATGGAAGGGTAAAAAGGACTGGTCACAAGAGACAAACCTTGGAACTTCCGTTCTAGAATTTCAAGAGTGGTTGCGAAAGCATATCGACTTAATAGGAGAGGAATCTATTCGAAAGATATTGACAGACTACTACTTTGGTGGTAAGATGGGGAACCAGAGTAAGGGATTTTATGTCAAGAGGGCATATGGTGACTCTATCCTTCTAGCAGTCTACAATAAGGAAATTTCAAGAACCTATAGAGAGATGACTAATGAGCGACGAGCTTAGCATAGAGATTGAACAGAGCGCCTGTGATGGAAACTGGTGCCGACTCAAGGTCGAAAAGGTGAGTCTGCACGTCGAACGCCGCAAAGGAAACACTACTCGCGAAGCCTGGGTATCCTTTGTACCAGAGACGGGCATGAAACTAACCGTAGCTTTTGAGGAACACCCTGGTGCTGGTCCTCTACCAGAGGGAACCATCAGAGTTATTACGTTGGGTGATATGCTCAAGAACGCTCTTACTGAATTGCAAGACACTATTCTATTTGCAGAAGATAAAGAAGAAGAAGGAGAATGGTAATGGCAAAAAAGGGTTTTGGTGTGCTTGGCGACTTTAATAATGTCGAGAGCGGATATGAAACAATAGACGATGGTGACTATACTGTAGTAGGAGTGGAAAGCGTCTTCTCTACTGACAAAAATGGGTATCCTGTTTTTGTGGACCAGAACGGACGGGATGTGGCACGTATCCGCTTCCTGCTAGAGGACGGATCAACTGGCCCCGCGTTTAGTGGGACAAAACCGGAACTGGTCCTCTTGGCAGGGTTGTTTGGTGTTGATGTTCGGCAGCTACGTGGCAAGGAAGGAACTTCTTTCCTCTCCACTTTTCAGACAATTACTGCCGAAGCCCCTAACAAACTTAATGTCACAAGCAAAAACGGGTGGGTGAATCTTGATCTCCTTCCCCCTGAGAACCTTTATACAGTTAGGTTTGTAGGTGCCCACCGCCCTGATCGTGGGGATGGACTGTTGTGGCAACCTGGGGAGTACGGAGAAACCCTAGTCTTTGATTTTGAAATTGCGGGTGATGTGCTTGGTCGTCCTTCTTTGTATGATGAGTATCGGTTCGGTGTCTTTGTACGTAATCCGTTTGCTGAACCGAAGGATGGACAGCCCCGCTTTAAGCTGACAGACAGGGGCGCTACTCCGGTTGACACGGCCCGTATGATGAAGTTTGTTCAGATGTTTTGTCCGAACATGCTTGACGAATATGAGTGGGAAAGCGATCCACTTGAGAGTGTGTATGGTACGGATGAAACAGCAAATCCACAAATTCCTATCATCCACGCCGCACGCAAACAAAAGAAGACTGCAATTGTTAATCTCAAGCACAAGACTACAAAGGCTGGTCGTAAGGTCATTGACATGGACCTGCTCGATTTGACTACGGCTGAACCTGACGCAGTTGATTACACAGATACGCCGACTCAGCCTGCCGAACTGTTGGATTTGATTACCTACATTGAGACACGTTGGCCTGATGAAGAAATCTTTGATCAGTCTTCGGATGATGATGAAGTGATCTTCACTGAGGCGGGTAAACAATGGGCCTCTGAGTACCTTACGGCCCCCTGGAAGGCGGCAGGACTGCCTGCGCGCAATCGCAATCTGGCGTCCCTTACCAATGAGCAGGTTGGTACTCTGCTACGAGAACTGAAATCTCTGTACGGAGAGATCGACCAGCCAGAAGAGTCTGAGGCTCCTAACTGGTAATGTTGAAGAGGGCTTATCACGAATCGTTTGGTGAGATAAGCCCCGAACAGGCCGATATGAGGTCGCTTAGTGGTGTGTCTTCGGATAATCCACTAAGCGACCTTTATAACCCGGCCAAGGTCGGGGATAAACCAACTGATTTGGTAACGTTTCTGCTGGCAGAGCAGCGTAAGGTGTATGGATATACCTACTTAGATAGATTACCTTACCCTGCCCTAGTGAAACATGCCAAACTACTGCTGAAAAAGTATTCTCCACAGCTTATTAAAAGAGGAATTGCTTTGTCGGTTAGATGGGGCAAGTATCCGGCATCATTTAAGTTTGTGGAAGGGTGTATATTAAGAATAATAAAGTCAACTACCCCTGGCTAAAGCCGGGAGCTTGTAAGTCGATACCGCTAGGCGGTACTGCCTACGATTGGCGGGTTGACAGCCGCCCGGCGGGAGATGTTCACCGCCGCGAAGTGGTCAGCGTGGCCGACGCAGCCACACTCAACGCAGGAGAAGGTGCTTTGATCAGGACGGTTCCGTTTGTCGATACAGCCGCAAGCCGGACAGGTGCGCGAGGTGTTGCGCGGGTCTACCGCGACCACCGGCACACCTGCCAACCGCGCCTTGTACTCGACGTACCGGCGCAATTGAGAGAACGACCAGCTATGCAAGGTGGCGCGTCTAGCATGGTGGTCACAGTTTAAATCATACGAAGAAGCACAAGCGGCTAGAAAGAAATAACTATGCCTAAAGGATTTGGAGCTAAATATCTTGTACCACTTGAAGCTATCCGTCCCATTCACATCGACCGCATTTTAGCCATGTTTGACATACCTAGCGAAGGTGTTTTAACAAGGTGCCCTTTCCATGATGACGAACAGGCGTCTATGCAAATCAACGACACCTGGGTTTATTGTTATGGTTGCAACAAATCTTGGGATAACTTTGCCTTTGTGCGTGACATGCTTATTCAACAAGGAAAACGTGCTACCTTTGATGCGGTACTTGATTGGTTTACAGATCATATTGATGATCTACCAGCATCAAGCTTCACAAAGAGGGAAAAAGCAGAATACGTTGGTCCTGTCGATCCATTCCTTGTAAACTATTGGCACGATTGCATACAGGCAAATGGACATATCGAACATCTCATGCAAGAACGGCTGTTGACAGAGGAAACAATCAGCCGCTATAAATTGGGGTGGCGACCCGATATGTATGCATGGAGTATCCCGTTTTGGCGTGGCCTACCAGGAGAGAGTGAAGTAGACATTCTCCAATTTCGGCATACCAAACCTAGTAAAACAAAGTACACTGGTCTGTCAGGCCACAACCGGGCATCCGTAATGAACGCACACCTCTTGTCAGAACCACAAGAATATGTTATCATCCTGTTTGGAACGTTCGATCCCATTCTTGCCCTGCAAGACGGGCTACCAGCCGTAGGTTTTAATGGTGCCTCTCACTTTGTCTCAAGAGATAAAGAACGGCTGTTAGAAATGTTTGCTAGGCAAACAAGAATTTATATCGTACCCGACAACCAACCAGAGGAACTAAAACATGCTAAGCAACTCAGAAAGGTTTTGGGGGAACACCGAACATCCATCCGTACCTTTCCTGAAGGGTGTGCGGACAAAGAGGATTACATTTCATATCGTCATAAGTATACTGTAGAAGATTTTTTAATCGACGTACTCAGAATAAAACCCATTCGTTCAGTAAATGAACAGCTAGTTATCAACCTGTATGAACTTCTTCGGGTAGGAGATGGGTATGATCTTGCTCCGCTACATCTTTCGTTCTATCAGGGTACGGTAGTGGCAGACGTGGCACGATCTCTTGCCTATCAAAAACGGTTTGATAACTATTCTCCTGAAAGTTGGGTTGCTTTACAGGACGATTTTTGTTCAGTCCGTTGTTTAGAAGAGTTTGAGTCTGTTTATAAGAAGTGGGCCAACCACTCATATACCCTGTTAGGAGGGTGGTAATGTTATCTCCGTATGACATAGAGAGAATAGTAATCGGGCTGACAGTACGCTATGGTAAGGAGCCTGCTACTATTTTAATGCCTGATCTAACACCCGATAAATTTGTGTTTGATGTAGATGGAAGCTTTGGTAAGGATCATTTAATTATCTGGTCTGCTATTTGTGAAACTTTTCTGGAAGATCGCAAGCCACCTACCTTTCTAGAGTTGTCAAGCAACCTATCAGAAAACTATCTGGACTATGTACGCCAGCTTGTTCAGTCGCTAGAAAAGGACTACCTGATTACAACGTATGATCCACAACAAACAGAGGAATATGGAATCCTGGTAGACAAACAGGGCGTCCTGTATAACTTTGCACAAATCTCAAAAGAGAATGGGAACATTACAGCCACAGAAGACGCCTTCACCCGTAAAGTTAAATCAGTCAAAGATATTGAGGCGTGGGTATCCCAACAACTAGAACGCTACCACAGCCTGTTAAAGCTAGGAACGGGCGGGTATACTCATATTTCAAGCGCAGTAGAAAACACGCTTGAAAACTGGCGGCGCATGCGGCAAGGAGAACAGCTTGTTATTCTACCATGTGGCATCCCCTCACTGATTGCCCACCAACTCTTTCCACTGGGCAAGATTGCGGTTATTCATGGTTTGTCTAGTGGCGGTAAGAGTGCTTTTGTGCACGGTGTTAACCTGGGCACGGCAATCGGCCTGGTGGCAAACAAGATCAAAGGTTCCGTCGCTATCAACTCTATGGAAATGACACAAACAGATTTGGTAGAACGGTTTATAGGGATGCTGGCACACGTCGATGTAAGTAAGTTTATGGGGGGTAAGGGTAAAATCACTGATTGGGAAATGGAACAACTAGAGAAGTGGGGAGAGTTTGTTGCCAAGCTTCCGGTGTATATTGATGACACCAATTTTTTGACTACCTCTGCCCTACAGTATCGTGCCAGCGGTTTACACGCTTCTGAGCGAGGTCCAGTACGCCAGCTATCTACCGACTATGGGGAATTGTTTTATGATCTGAACGGAGACTCAGAAGAACAACGTATCAACTATGTATTCAGACAGCAGTTTGCTTTGTCTAGGATGATCAATGCATCTATCCTGGCAATCTCACAAAGTACCCAACCACAGGTAGGAAGTGCAGCTAGATCTTATATCGCAGGACCAGATGGAACGCGCTACAGTAGGGGAATTCTACAGGCAGCAGACATACTCATTGAAGTGTGGAATCCACAACAAATCAGGGCGTCAGGGCGGCCCTTCCAGCCGCCAGAGGAATATTCTGATGCTCATGCGTGGTTATTTGTACAAAAGTACCGTAAAGGCAGTCCTGCGGCCATTCCGATAGGCTGGAATCCTAGGTACGCCAGTTTCTTTGACATAGGTATCGATCAAGAACCTGATAATGAGATCATGTTCTCCCATTTAGAGGCCGCTAAAGAAGCACTAGGGCTAGGTGCAAGCCTGCTACCCGTTGAGGACTCTCCGTTTTATGATTGGAGCTAACACCATGATTTATATCAACCGGATTCCGAGGGACTGGCCTGCCGAACTAGGCTTAGACATTGAAACGACAGGGCTTGATCCCTTTACAGGACAGATTCTATCTGTCTGTCTATCCGATGGGCGTGATACATGGTTGTTTACCCGCAAATTTGAGGTATTGAAAGGCGTTTTAGAAGATGAAACAGTAACAAAGATTATTCACAACGCTGCCTTTGACGTAAAGTGGCTTCAAATTCACTTAAATATAGTAGTGAAGAACGTTTTTGATACACTGATAGCCGAACGACTTCTTAACATGGGCAAACAACAGCCCAATGACCTTAAATTTGTGCTGGCACACCGCTTTGGAGTGGTGTTGGATAAGGAGATGCGAGAATCTTTTGAGGATCGGGTTTCTTTTGATGAAAAACCCATGACGACAGACGAGTTTGAGTACATTATTCACGATGTAGAGCATCTACCGCGCCTAAAAGCAGCACAAGTGGCTGAAATTTCTAAGAAAGCACTTGGAAGGGTGTTGAAAATTGAATTAGATTTGCTTCCGATAGTAATTCAGATGGAAACTAAGGGAGTTAGGTGTGATGTAGACCTGTGGGAACAGTATTTACCACAGTTTTCAGAACAGGTAAACTTGTATGAGACAAAATTACGCGAGTTTTTAGGAGAAGGTTACGTTCTGCCTGTGCAGCGTACAAAAAAGGGCGAACAAGTTGTTGTGGAAGTGCCTGTAGAAGATATTAACTACGGTAGCCCGCAACAAATCAACGCCCTGTTTGCTCAACTGGGTATTGATGTGCCCAATACTTCTGCCCCAACCCTGACAGAATGGTTAGAAGAAAATAAAGATCACCCTAATGCAAGGTTTGTAGACTATTTGTTGGCTTTTAGACACTGGCAAAAGCTGTCAGGATGGAACTATCCTAAATATGTACATCCTGTAACGGGTATGGTACATCCCCAATGGAACCAGTTAGGGCCGGGTACGGGTAGGCTTTCTTGTAGCAATCCAAACTTACAGAATGTTCCTCGCCCTACCCCAGGGGAACCTAATCTTAGAAATCTGTGGATACCAGACACCAAAGACTACGTAATCTTGGGCGCAGACTATTCCCAACAAGAACCAAGAATTTTTGCTCATCTTTGTCAAGACCCTGCTATGATAGAGGCGTGTAATAACGAAGATGTGTATATTGAATTTGCTAAGCATATGTTTGGCAGGACGGTTGAAAAGGACAGCGAAGAACGGCACATAGCCAAACAATTTGTATTGGCAGTTGGGTATGGTGCTGGCGCTCAGAAGCTACATAAAACTTCTGGTCTACCTCTAAAAGAGTGTGAGCGTATTCGTAACATCATTCGAGACACCTTCCCTATAATGGTGGCTTGGAGTCAAGAACAATACCGAAAAGTAATGACGTATGGACACACACGCACAGCAATAGGCAGAATAAGATACTTGACTACCGCTTATGATAGGAAGTTTACTAACGCTGTAAACTCTCCGGTACAGGGTACCGCAGCAGATATGACAAAGTACGCTATCGTTCGGTGTAATAACTACCTAGAGAGACACAACATAGATGCAAGAATATGGCTTACAGTTCACGATGAAATTGAAATTCAGGTACCAAAAGCACTTGCGGAATCTCTGTTACCTGCTATAATTAATGAGATGGAAGAGGCAGGTAAAGAAATCTGTCCTTCTGTCTTACATGTTGCGGAAGGTAAGATTTATGAGGTATGGGACAAGTAATGGACAAAGTAGTTAATAAACTTACAGAGAAACCCATCTCAGAAATTGCTTCTGATGGGGTAATGTCAAGGGTACTTATAGAAATACAAAAACTAAACCAAGAGACGGGTGTGGATGTGACTTGGTTTAGTAAAGCAATGAACTTGTTTACGTTTTTTAATAACATAGAAACAGGGTTCGGTCACGCAAAAGCCTGTATTCTATACCTCATTAAAGAACGTTGGGAAGACCTAGAGTATGAGGTTCGTCGTCAGTATGATCTTAGCTTTATGACATTTGCTCGTCGTCTTACTGGCAAAGAAAATAGTACGATTGATAATTGGATGCGTGTAGCAAAGGTCTGGTTAATGCCAGACGGAGCTAGACCCGCCTTTGAAGTTCCTGTTGTTCAGCGAGAAGCAAATGGGAAACCAAAGGTAGACGAATACGGCAAACAAATAGTCCAATACGAGTCGTTTGACCCCTACAAAGTAGATATGACAAAGCTTCTTTTGCTAACAAACAAGGCATCATCAGGAGCAATGACAGATCGTTTGTGGGAGCTTGCAGCTGATCCTTACTATACGTGTGAAGATATTCGACACGAAATAGTAAACGGAGCAGGAGATGGTAGTCCTGTACTAAAGTACATTTTGGTAGGACCAGACATATATGCTACGCGGGATGGGGAAAGTGTTCCCGTCATTACAGCAGATGAGGGAATTAATTGGGACGCTTTTTATTATGGGGATGGGTTGGAGAAAGAAGCGATCCAGGAGTTACTTCATCGTCTCGGAATTAAACTAGATGAGGATGTAATCTATGACGCCAACCACCAACTCTACGGACAGAAAGATTAGGGACATTAAGATTACCAATCAATTTATTCAGGATTGGGAAGCCGCAAGACATGACCCGCAAGTAAAAATCTATGTAGACAGACTGATTAATGTTGTTACCAGATATGGAGAGCTACCAAACAGCCTTAATCCTCACAAGGCGTTTAAATCATTACCCTATATCATAGGTTATGTGTCGGTTAATAAGGTGGGCTGGCGCATGACCTTCTTGATAGAAGATGGTGTAATGATTTTTGATCGCCTGTTACGACACGATGAAATGGACATTTATCTACGGGAGATGGGAAAGATATGATTGAGTATAGCGCCGAACACCGTAACAATGCTTTGAATGAATTTATTACGCCTAGAGAACTTGCGCTTAGGATGGCACAGCTAAGTTATGAGTTTCTACAGGATGCAGATCGTGTCAGCGTCCTTAACGTCATTGATGGGGGAGCAAACACAGGTCGGTTTGGTAGTGCTGTTCGTCAGGTATACAAAGACGCCTGGATCACTGGCGTCGAACTGATGAAAATGCCGACAAAACCGTTGGTTTATGACGAGTATTTTGACAACACAGACTTTCTAAATTTTTGGCCTAATAAATCCTATGATTTGGCGATAGGAAATCCCCCCTTTACAGTAAACAATGAACCTACGGCAGAGAACTTTGCCAGGAAAAACCTCTATTTACTACGTGATGGGGGATGGAGTATTCAACTGCTCCGTACTAATTTCTTACATTCAGCAGAGCGAGTAGCGTTCTGGCAAGAATACCCTGCTAAATACGTGTATATATTGGTGCGGCGTCCTAGTTTCTACAAACAAGACCCGCGTGAAGAATTGTTTGGCAAAGCCAACACTAACGCACATGACTACAGTGTTTTTGTGTGGCAAAAGGGTTGGCAGGGAGAGACAACCTTACGCTGGTTAGAATGGGATTACGAAAAAGAACCAGAATACTACCAACTTCCTTTGCCAGGAGTTTTTTCTGCTTGATGCTACTTAAAATGTAGGCTATAATAGGGGAAAAGAAAGGAGAGCTTGAAATGTCAGTAGTTCCGTACAAAAAGAAAGATACTGCACTAGAAGTCCTGCTAGGCTCTCTAGACTCTATGTCATCTAGGGTGGCCTACAAGGGGGCAGTTACCTCATTTATCCGTTGGTATCAGCAGACAGGGCAGGCAGACGCCTATCGTGGTGTGCTGGCGTGGAAGGCGTATATGCGAGACGATCTAGGGCTTGCAGCAGCTACTATCAACGCCAAGCTGTCGGCGGTGCGTCGTTACTTTGCTACGGCAGCGTCCCTTAACCTGATTGATGCACGTATGGCTACTGCTATTCAGGGGATTGGGAACGTTGCCAGCGAAGGAAAACGTCTTGCCACGTGGCTTAGCAAAGAGAAGGCGACCGAGCTTCTTAACCTGCCTGATGTAGAAACTCCTACAGGTAGTCGAGACTACGCTATCCTGAGTTTGTTGGTAGGCGTGGCCCTTCGTCGTGGAGAGCTAATTTCTTTGACCTGGGGGCAGTTTGAGAAAGTAGAAGATAGTGGTGGAGTGTTTTGGATCATCCGTGATCTCCGCCGCAAGCGAAATCGTACTCAATCAATCCCCGTACCAGGGTGGACGATTGATGCCCTGCTCCATTATGCCAGTTTTTTACCAGAAGATAAGAAAACTTTTAACGGTCGCGTGTTCTTGTCTTACGTGAATAATGAGTGGGGAAACTCAATCTCTGAGAAAGCAATCTATAACATTGTCTCGCAGTACGGAGAGAAGTTGGGTGTGCCAGAACTTGCCCCTCACGACCTTCGCCGTACCTGGGCGGCACTAGCTTATAAAGGGAATGCTGATCTACTAGCTATTCAGGAAACGTTGGGACATTCAAATATTGAAACGACCCGTCGTTATCTAGCTGAACTTTCTGTATTTGAAAATGACTCAGTGTATAAAACTGGGCTTGACAACCCGAACAGAAGCTTGTACAATGATAGTTGAACTACCGTACCTCGCTGATATAAGTATCAACCACTGTTTTAATCGTGGGCAGGTACGGTTTGGATACAAGCAATCTGTGAGGGACTGGAAACAATTACTAAAGGACTCCATACTTGCTGAACTAAATGGTAAAGTATGGAGTCCCCCTATCCATTTTCAATATCTGGTGTTGTATCCTTCTAGAACAAGGAAGGGTGATCCACCAAACATGAATAAAATCATTCAAGACGCCATAGCCGAGGCTTTGGGGTTTGATGACACAATGGAGAATATAATTGGTGGGCCACATTTCGGCTTTAAGACAAGGCATAAAGAGGGAAAGATTATTATTTCTATTCACAAACTAGAAAACATAGTAGTACCCGACTTTTTACTAGACAGAATAGGAACAGATTTTGTACTGAAGGAGTAATCTATGGCCCTATATGAATTTCGTTGTGCTGGGTGTGGGTATGTGATTGCTCGTCACTTTCCTATCTCAGAACGACCAGAGTTTTTAGAGTGTCCTAAATGTGGGGAAGAAATGAAGCGTGTAATAACTTCTCCCCACGTTATTTATAGAGGAAATGGATGGGGAAAGGACTATAAAACTAATAGTGGATGATAGCTTTTTGATTGTGACTGTTGCATACTATCCCACACTACGGGAATATGAAATAGGCGGAATTTCGTTAGTAAACGAAGAGCCTGTTATTATACAGGGAGAACGAGCAGGAATAGTCTTGGATATGTTGGCAAAAAGAGAACACACTACAAAAGAAGAAATGTTTAGCCATAGCAAATATCCTGAAGATATTATAGTAAGTATTAAAGAAGTATTTATTGACGATGATTTTGACACCAACGACAGTACTTGATCCCGTTCTTTATCCAGAGTTCCGAGGGAATAGCAAAATAACAGAGTGGCGTAAGGAGCTTAAGCGTGCCTTATTAATAAGGCGCAATTGGGTGTCTGATTATTCTGGATTGTCTGTAGCTGCTGACTGTGAAATGCATGAAGGAATTATTACGAGGGGAATGGTACAAGGACTTAAATGGCGTTGGATGATTTTTACGGAATATAATTGTTTGTTGTTGAGACACACAGAACACCAGCCCCAACCACCCTCTAGACAATGGTGTGTTCAGTGGGCATTTGATATGTATGGTGAAGACACTATAAAAGAATGGTTCTATTCTCTACCCTTTAAGGTGTACCCGTTTAGGATATAGCAATGAACACTTCATTCTGGAATTTTCCTAAATCTTGCAAGTATGATGTGCTAACTGAAGAACGCCATGTACATTTGATACACGGCGCTCTTTGTGATCCCCAAACTAAACTAGAGAAAGTGGATCACGATTTTCTTATGTATGGAGATGAAGAAGCTCTTTTAGTAAAAAAACCTAATTCTGCTCCACTACGACTAGCTCTACATCTTTATTCTGCTTTGGTTTACTTACTTGCTAGGTAGCTTTCGTCATAGCGGTGTACCACCAATTTGTACCATCACTCGCTACATAATAAACATTCGAACCTGCTCCACTATTATCTAGTAAAGCAGTATATCCTGCCCCTACTGTAGCAGGTGTTCCTATAGCCGAATCAAGTTCTGCATCGGTAGGCGGATTACTTACATTATTTGTATATACAGGTATATGGGTGCCTAATGGACCTATTTCGCTCCCTGAACTGTCTAGAACATAAATCCCGTCTGATTTGGCATATATTTTATGTGTATCGCTGCTTGGGGTAGATGGGGTAGTTATATCGTCTAACGCAACAGCACCAGAGACATGCAGTTTATCTTCTGGTTCTGTCTGATCAATGCCCACACGTCCCGAAGAACGGAGCGTAATCCGTTCCACAGCATTCCCGTCTGCGGGAGCAACTCTAAAGGCTAGTTTTGCTGGAACCCTAGAGGGGCCGGTAGTTACTGTGCCATCAACCGTTGCCCGTATTTCAGCGCCCCTAACTACGTTCGTCCCGTTGTACGATCCGTAAAAACCTATATCGCCCAGAACATCCCCATCCTCTACAGCAAGGGCCGATTCTACTGATCCTCTGTACCGATAGAGCGTCAGGGCCGGTGAATCAGAATTTGATTTTGTTATCGCTGTAAACCGAGAAAGTCCACTCTCGATCAGTATGGAAGCAGAAGCAGAACTGAATGCGTTTAATCGAATCCCTGGTACATCTTCAACTCCGTCACCACTGTTGTTAACTCTTAGTGGTGCTAATGGATAGGTGTATGAAGCGGGGGTATCTGACAGATCAAGAAAATCAGTAACTCCACCTGCCAGGGTTTCCGCCTTCCACGTACTTGATCCACTATCAAAAACCAACGCTTGACCATCTGAAGGTGGAATAGTCAGATCAACATCTGTTAGATCATCTAGTTCACTTGCACCACCACTAACGGCTTCCCAAGCAGCACCCCCCGAACCGTCAGCAGTTAACACATACCCATCAGCAGCAGCACCGCTTGTTAGATTGGCTGCATCAAACGTTCCCCCGTCTCCGGGGTCTCCACTGTGGTCGTGATCTGCTAAAGCCCCGCCACCTGCAACAAACTCTAGACCGTCTTCTCCTGCTGTAACCGCAACAATTTTCCCTGCTTGTCCTATATAATTATCAGGAGCATCAGTAAGTTGCACAAAAGACATAGCATCAGATAGATCGGCTACCCCATCTTGTGTTTCTAGGTAGGAAATTCTTTGTCTAAGAGAGCTTATAGCGTCGTAAATATCCCTAAGTAAGCGTTCCATCATCCACCGCACAAACCTATTATTTCGCCATTACCAGGAAGTAAATCTAGGTTCCCCTTTCGACTATCAAATGTTCCAAAAAAGTTTTCTGTTACGGATATGTTTTTATTTGAGCCAAATGTGTAGATTGCAGCATCCTCGTCTCCTGCTACTGCAATGTGGCGAGTCCAGGTACACCCCGCAATTCTTTCGGTCCACGAGTCTCCCCCGTCGAGACTCGTATAAACACCATAACAAGCAGATGTAGGACCGCGAGTACCAGCAAGTGCTACCTTTAACCTGTCGTGAGGAGAGGTACCTATACCCCACCTACCAGTACGAGTACCTACAGGCCTTCCTGAAGAGGTTGGGTTAGCTGGTTCGTGAGAACCATCTTCATTCCTTCTATAAAGGGTTTGATCCTGATCTCCCTGGGGATTAGTAATAGCAGTTTTGTTATTATAATACATAATATTGGCATTATCATTGTCATGCCAGGGAATATGCAGACCTGCGCCTAACCCGCTCCCAAGTACAAAGCCGGTTTCAAATACATTCCAAGAAGCCCCATAGTCATTAGTCACATAACAACGGGGAGCAGCGGCAGTGCGCGGGCCTGTGGCAGAAAAAGCAAAGGTATACGCCTGTCCAGGGCCTTTAGAAGTAACTAGCAGTCCCGGCATGTGGTAGTAGTTACTGTCAGTTTCTCTATGAGCAGTAATTTGTGTAGTATTCCAATTTAACCCACCATCAGTTGTGTATAAAGCATAAGTACCACCAGTAGTTTCGTTGTTGTAATGCACCACCGCCAAAACAAACCCTTCTTCGGCAAAGGAAGCATCTATGTTTACCTGAGGAAGCTCTGCTAACGTTAATGGTAAAGAAGTCTGTTGGGTAACTATTGGAGTTCCGAAAATGTCTTCAACAC